TTGTCGTACCACCCGATCAACTGGCCGTCGTCGCGTCGCCTGAGGCGCCACCTTGTCCGGACAGAGACCACTTCGTGACGGCCCTCGTTGCTCATTTCGTCCCTCCCATGTCCGTATCCGCGTGCGGGTCATCGCCCGTTGTGCCACTGGAATGGCGGCGGGAAGCCGGCGCGGCCGATGCATGGCCACTTAGCCTTGAGGGCCAGCAGGATCATGCCGACCGGGGACTGGTCGCGGGCAATCCGCAGTGCGTACTCGATCACGAAGTCCGCGATCGCGTTAGGCGATACGTTGTCGGGGACGCAGAACTGCTGAGCGTTGAGATAGGCGTCGGTGACACCAGCGATGAAACCGACGCAGGCAATGTGACGCTCGCGCTCCTTGGCTGTGCAGTTGTTCAGGAACTCGGGCCCGGTGACGAATGGGTGGGTCCGAGTGTATTGCGCCTGCGCCTCGATGGGCGAGGTGGCGATGAACGCCGCGGTGACGAGAAAGCGGATCACGACGCCGTCTCCCGTTCTTTCGCTGCTTCGGACCACGCCTTGGTGCGCAGCGTGGTCTTCTCGAAGGCGAGCTGGCCATAGTCAGCGGCGCAGCTATTGCTGCAGAAGTATCGATAGCGGGTGTCCCAGCTTTCGCCGTCCCACGTTCCGAATCTGGAAATGGCGCCATTCACCGTGCGGCGCAGGGTGACGACCGTGTCGCCGACGAGACGCTGGCAATCCTCGCGCGTCTCCGGCAGCTGGTCGACGATGTGATCGGTGGCGGATGGTGCGCGGGTTACGCTGGGATTCTTCTTGGTCACCCAGTGCATCACGGTGAGCTTCTGGATCGGCTTGCCGCAGCAGCCGCACAGCGGTCGGGTCTTCGATTTGATCATGGGGAGATCTTCTCTTCGTGTTGTTTAATGGCCTCGTCGATCTTGTCGGCCAGATCGCGGAATCCAGCCGCCAGTTTGGTCAGCCCATCTTTCCAGCTGCCGTCGCTGGCGCATTCGTCCAGCCAGAAGTTGAGTTCGTCGCTCAGAGAGATCGATCGTATGGCGACAGGACCATCACCGTTCGGACACAGCAGGAGGAAGATCGTGGTGTCATCGAATTCGATGCCTTCGGCGGCATCGCCAAAAGCTTTCACCATCGTTTTTGGTGTGTCGCCCCACAGAATCGGGAACGAGATGCGGGTGACGTCTGGGTCTTCCCATACTTCGCGCAGCGTCGTTTCGATGTGATTTTCGATCAGTTTTTCGATGCTCAAAAGTAATGACGTGCTCATTCTGCTTCCTCCCTGCTGATGTCGCGGACCTGCTCTTGGGTCAGATTGAAGTGGCGCATGAGGCTGAGCGTCATCACCACGGGGATCGGCGGTGCCTGATCGCCGCGCATCCAGCTGCGTACGGTGTCATCGCGAACACCAAGGAAGCGGCCGAGACTGCGCGACGTCATGCCGACGCCCTCGATCAGCTCGGCTAGCGCCTCGGCGCTGATGCCGCTGTATTCGTTTTCGAGCTGCTTTCTCATCACGCCCTCGTTTGCTTGCGGTGCACGTCTCAGTCAGCCGCCAGACATGGTTCTTCGTGCTTGGCGCCGAATCCATTTTGGATCGTGCACATGGTCATGTGTCCGGTGAGAGTCATGTCGCTGCAACCGTAAGTCTTCTGTCCGCAGGACAGAACCCACTCTCTGGTTTTGCGAGATGCATCATCCGTGTTCACGATCAGGCGTCTTGAGGTATCCCGAACATGTCCGTAAGCCCCTGTTGACCTGAGCATGTCGCCACCTGAACCGAAAACCATTTCAAGGTTTCCGTCTCGGTAATACTGACCGGAAAAGGTGACTCTGGCTTGGGCGCGAGCCAGTTTCCTGCCGTCGAGCAGCAGGTCTTGAACCGTCACGAATTGAGGTTCGTTCTGTTCGGTCGCCTGCGGCGGTTGGCTCTTGTTGCTGTTGCCGATTCCGATCAGCAGGGCGATGCCGAGCAGGCCGCCGACGCTAGCGACGAACTTCTTGTTGAGGTCACGCTGTGTCGGCGATGATGGTGGCGTGGTGGTGCTCATTGGGATGATCTTTCGTTTCTGATTGTGTGGGGTGTGTGTGCGGCGGCTGTTGGCGGGCGGCCGCCGCCAGGGGATCAGTGGTTCTCGCCGTTCTCGCCGCGCTCCGCGCTTCGCAGATGCGCGAAGAACAGCCGGACGCGTGCGGCGAGATCGCCGAAGCAATTGAGTTCATCACTGCTGTCGAATTTTTCGCTGATCTCCTTCTTGGCAGCGTCTGCGAGAACTCTGGTTGCTGCAACTGCGCCGCTGTAGAAGATGCCCTTGAGCGTACGCAGTTCGCCGCCCTTGTCGTGGGGGGTCAGCACGGTGTCGCGGTAGTCGTTCCAGTAGTCTTCGAGTGTCTTGGTCATTGGGTGTCCCTTGTTCTTTTTTGGTTACTTCATGCCGCCCGCGTTCTGTGGAAGTAGCCGGATTTGAGAAGGGCGAAGCTCGGCTGGACGATTTGCATGTTGCTATCGTTGACCGAGAACAACGTCGGGCCGCGATGGCTGCGGTCGCGGATATCGATGGATTGGGTGTTGTGATTGTAGATAGCGCAGAGGCGCCTACGCCCGCAGGTGAACCACCCCGTGTTGGTGCCACCGAGGTGGCTTTCGCGGACGTGGATGTACGCGGGGTCATCGCAGTAGCACAGGATGGCGCCAGCGATGGCAAAGGTCGCATTTTTGACAGGGGCGGCGTGTTGGATGCGCGCGTGGTCGTCGCGGGGGCGACCTTCCATTAGTCCGCGCAGGTAGATGTGGGCTTCAGTAATAGTCATTGGGTGCTCCTACTTTTCTTGGTGATTTCAACTTGCCAGACCCGACGCCCCCACATACGGCGGCGTCGGCAGATGATGACGGTGGCGGGGTCGATGCCCCACGCCGTCAACAGAACGTCGTCAGGTTGACGTCGTGCGTCGTGCTTTCCGATGATCCATCGATGGCGAGTGTGACCGAGATCGAGCTTGGCAACGGTGACGACGACGTCGATCAGCATTGCGCGTTGTCTTTCCTCCATGCTTGGCGAAGGGTGTTCGTGAGGCTCGACCAGATCGAGTTCTCGCGATAGCGCCGGTGCTCGACAATGAAGGCGATCACGCCCGCCGGAAAGAACACGGCGGCCAGCAGCGCGATGCACAGCACGCGGACCCAAAACAGATCATTCTTCGACATGGGTTATTCTCCCGGGGTAGTGGCGGGCAGGGCGTTCGCGCCCTGCCCGGTGAGTGATCACGCCGCTTCGGCGATTTCCTTCCATTCATTCTTAGGCAGCTCGATCACTTTGGCGCCGACCCGCTCCAGCTCGGTCGCGCGATCGTAGGACTCGACGTCCGCCGACATGCGGGTCACCGCGTTGTAGAGGCCGAACCGCGACAGCTCGCCGCCCTCGATCAGGTGCTTCAAGACCGACTTGCCCTCGGTCTCGTTGAGGCCGAGCTTGACGGTCGCGACCTTCACGACCTTCACGACGTCCTCGGAGACGATGTGCTCCTGGCGAGTGCCCTCGATCTTGTTCACCAGCGCGTCGAACTTGACCTGATCGAACACACCGCGCACGACGTCGCGCACCTTGCTCCACAGCGCGGCCTGATCGAGCCGTCTGGTCTTGTCGGAAAGCATTGCGTACAGCGCGCCCTCTTCGATCGAGTGCTTCTGCCCGACGTGGGCGCGGCGCATCGACCGCTCGCCGAACGAGGCGAGATTGCTGCAGAACGCGTCATAGGTGCCGCCCTGGATCGACAGCGCACCGAGGCCGACCTCGGAATTGCTGATGGTGATCGAGGGCGAGACGATCCGCACGATGGTGTGACCACCGTCGCCGAACCGCGCGCCGTGCTTGGCCAGCTCGCGAGTCACCTTCTTGTCGACCGCCTTGATGTAAAGCCGACGATCGGTGACGTCGCAACTCATGACGTCGAGCCCGAGATCACCGATCACCGGCAGCACCGCGGCGGCGAGGTCCTCGTTTTCCATGTCCGGGCAGAATTTGTCGGACAGGAACGCGCGGTTGGTATCATCGAGCACGCGCACCATGCGAGTTGCTGGGTATTTGTGGAACCATTCGTTAACGTTGTTGGCGAGCAGCGCGGGCGCCTCGGTCAGCATCTTGTCGTAGTACACCGCAGGGATTCCGGTGTGCGTGCCGATCTGGTCGTGGGCGACGCTGTTGACGGCGAATTCGTACTCATCGCCGACTGCGATCTTGACGCCATCGCCGGTGGCGCGCACGTTCATGTGCTGCGTTGAGGCGACGAGGTCGGACTTCGCATTGGCGCGACGCTCGATTTCCTGAGCGAGCTGGGTGAGGGTCTTTCCGGTTTTCATTGGGTGTTCCTTTTCTTTGCGGTTGTCGGCTGGTCGCCGATCGATGCCGCGGTCTTACGCGCGGCATCGGGCTGCGATCGGCACGCGTCGCATGCCCATGTCTCAAGTCCGCCGAGCCAGCACTGCTCAAGGAAGTCGCGCTTGTTGCAGCAATCGCACGGGGCAACGACGAGTTTCTTTTTCATCGGCTGTGGCCCTTGATCAGGTCGTAGTCGACCTGCGCGATGGCGCGCATGGTGTCGGCGTCGAACTCGACGGCGTGATCGGACACGGCGTCCCACACGACCCATCGGCCGCGTATTTTGCGGGGAGTCCAGTTCCGGTCACTCACGGCGAGCAGCTCGGCTTCGCGTTGATTCATCGTGGTCATGTCAGTCTCCGTGGGTTAGAGGTGGAGCGGCTCCCGTGGGATCGAGAGCCGCTCCTGGATGCCCGCCTAGGGGCGCGGGTGAGGCGGCGGGCATCAGCTGAATTACGCGGCCTTTCGCATGGTCTCGGGCAAGTCGCTCGCGGCGAGCTTGAACTTTGCGTAATCGAAGCGCGTGTTCTGCGAACCGAGGAAGCTGGCGAACTCGTTGACGAGCGCGTGGTGTGCGGCGTCAGACATGGTGGGGCGAGCGGCCGACAGGATGTCGGCGATCTCGACGAAGTGCTTGCGGGTCACGTGAAATTCCTTTCGTGGTGCATCGCACCGTTAGGATCAGGCTGTCGGGGTGTCGCCCCGACGACCTAGAGATAGGGGACCGGGCTCAAATTTGCAAGGGCTTCTTGCAGAAAAGTTAAAAAAGCGAGTGTTTGTATGGGGATGGTGTGGCGCTGCCAGCGCTGCGGCGAGGCTTCCACGGTGGTGTTTGAAGCAGCTGACGGCCCGGTATGCGCGCGCTGTGTCAGGATCCGGGCGCCACGTAATCCGACCAAACGCAAATCGACCAAGCGGCGATCGGGCAAACGAAGGTCACGACAACCTCGCAACGGCGCCGTGATTTTGGCTTGCGAGAGCCTCGATTTCTTATCAGAGTGATTTTGTTTCTCACGCTTTACACAGACTTCCCCGCCCGCCGTAGTCACATCACTGCGGCGGGCCCTCTGGCTGTGAGTTCGCGAGTCCCCACGCCAAGGCGACTTGGGTGGCCTCGGCCTCGTCGACGTATTCTTCACGGCTCAGGAACTCCTCGCCGTCGTCGTATTGCACGAGGACGCGCCAGCGCTTGGTGTCTCGATGCTGAACGATCGAGATCATTGCGTTTTGCACATCGTCGTCGGCAATGATCATTCTGGGGATGCCGCCGGTGGATCGAGCAGCGGTCCATTGCCCTTAGGGGTGCGTGGGCGGCGGGTGCGGCGCTGCTTGGGTTCAGCCTTCATCTCTGTGGTCGAGGACGTGCCGATCAGCTGGAACAGCGCAGCGATGATCCTGTCATGGGTGACGCCTTGGGTCCTGGCCGCAGCGTGCACCAAGCCGGTTGCAAGATTGGTGATGAGAGCCTCGTCGTTAGCGTCTTTCATGGTGCGATCCTCCTGTAAGTTAGCGCCGCATGGCGCGTGGCGTGATTGATGAACATGATGTTGTTGCGATTCACCGATGCTAGCCACACCAGATCGGGTGAGCATGCGCAAGTCCAAGTCGCGCCCGACCGCGCAAGTCGTCCAGCGTCGATGGATGGCGATACGCGTTGGCGCTGGCGTTGCTTGCGACATCGCGTGCCACATGTGCTGGCGTGCCTACGGTGAGCCATGAAGCTATTGCCACAGATGACGCAGACGCAAACCCGCGATGTCACACTTCGGTTTACATTTCTGTTTCGCGTAAGTCGTTTTGCTTTCATGGCTTTTCACGATAGCATTGCCAACGCAACCGTGTAAGCCGTAGCGTGCGAAGCCATGATCAAGCCGCTTAAAAAGAACGCCGTCGTAAAGCGACCTGCTACGGGTCGGCCTTTCAAAAAGGGCGAGCCAAGGCATCCGAATGCTGGCCGCAAGCCAGGGCAGGCGAACCACATGACGATCGCGATGAAGGATGCGGTCGTGCAGGCGATGGAGATCGCTGGCCGCAAGATCTTCAACAAGGATACCGGCGCCTATGACATCCCCGGCGACGAGGGATTGTTGGGCTATATGCTGCACTTAGCGCTGCACAATGAGACGGTGTTTGCGCCGTTTGCGCTCAAGGTGCTGCCGATGCATGTGCATGCCATGGTGCAGACCAACCGCTACAAGACCGAGGATGAGATCCGGGCGCTGTGCATGGCGAGGGGCATTTCCTACGATGTCATGCTTGAGGCGGCCGAGCCGGCTGATCCCGAGCTGATCGACATCACGCCGCCGAAGCCGGGGGAATGATGCTCGCGCCGCTGTGCAAGGCATGCAACGAGCGCCATTATGGGCGCGTATGCCCGAAGCTGTATGGTGGAGAGATCCCGCCGACGCAGATCGGCCGCCAGTTCCAGACGAGCGTCGCCGTACCGGCCAAAAAGGCGAAGCTCCAGGGCGCCGCCCCGCCAATCACACCCAGCCGTGCGTCGGCGGCGCCCGCCATTGGCACAAAACCGTTGGCACAAAAGCCTGCTCGTGGCACAAAACCTCGTGGCACAAAACCCCGTGGCACAAAACCATCCAAGGGTGGTCGCCCAAAGTCTGCCACCAAGGATGGTCAGCCATGGGAACTTGCGGGGGTGTCGCGGCGGACGTGGTATCGCCAGCAAAAGGCGAGATGAAGCGTCCGGGTGCGCCGTCATGAAGCGCCACCGCTATGAGCTGACGCCGTGCTTCGGGTGCGGCAAGCCGCTTAAGGCGGCGGCGCAGTTCGGCACCATCGGCAAAGGCAAAAGACCTAAAGACTGTTTGTCGATCTGCCTGTACTGCGGTCACATCACGATGTGCGACGAGCATGGCAAGCCGATCCGCGAGTTGACCGTCGATGAGACGCTCAGCGTTGTAAAGGATCCGAAGATCGTCAATGTGCAGCGGATGCGGATGGCGTTCATGGACAGCGTGTACCGAAAGCCAAAGTGATCTGATCAAGGGGAAGCAATGACCAAGCGTGACGAGATGGATTTTGCCGAGGCAGTCGGTGCCTTGCGCGAGCACAACGATCATGGCCTGCTGATCAAGTATTTGCTCGAAGGGCGTCCGTTGTCGGCGGCCAACAAGGTCGAGGTCGGCAACGCGCTGAAGAAGGCGCTGCGCAAGCTGGCGGCGGCCACGGCGCCGGGTGGCGGCGGTCAACCTGATCATCCACCACCGCTCGATCCGAATCAGGGTGGCCCCAAATGACGGACACCGAGTTCAACGCGGTTGTGCATTTCATTTTGCGGCCGATCCGCAAGCACGTGCCGGATCCAGCCTATCGTGAGACGTTCGAGCGGTTGTCGCGCGCGCTTAATATGCCGTTCACAAGGATGGACTACGCTGAAATGCTACGGCGCGCGATGGTGGCCATGTTCGACCCTGCTGGACTGAGCACGCCGGTGCATATTTCCGAGTTGCGTCCTGATGTGCCGAAGCTGCGCGAGCGCAAATCCAAGGCGATCGAGCATCTCAAGCAGATGCTGCTGCCGCCGCCACCGGCGCCGAAGAGGTTCACGTTTTCCGACGATGAGCTTGAGGGGGCCATAGCGGTGGCGACCAAGCCGACCAAGCGCCGCAAGGCCAAGAAGGCAGAGCGGTCGCGCAAAGCGAGGTGATCGCATGCCGTATCTGTGGGTCGACCGAAGCGAGTGGGATTACCTCGTTGCGATGACAACGCGCATTGATCGCAACGTGAAAAAGTTGCTTGCGCAGTCTCCAGATCTCTCCGGATGGGAGGAAGCTATGGCAGAAGCACACAAGTCACTCGATGAGATTCTTACCAACATCAGAGAACTGAAAAGCCCCATTGCTGGTATGGTTGAGCTGGTGAAAGGATTGCAGGGCAAGCTCGAAGACGCGCTGGCGAACGTTGACTTGCCAGCAGAGGCGCAGGACAAGATCGATGCGATCTTTGACGAGGTCGAGCAGCGCAAGCAGGAGATCCAGGACGCCATCGACGCCAACACGTCGAAGCCGCCGGTCGATCCGAATGCGCCACCGACGACGCCACCCCAGCAGCCGCCGCCGGTTGATCCGAATGCGCCGCAGGTCAATCCGCTCAATCGCTGAATGAAGCCACAGCCTGCCGATTGGGATATCACGTGGGTACCACGCGAGGGCGGTCGGCAGCCCCGCGTGGCACCTGACCCTGCCTATCCCAACGGTAAGGCGCTAGAAGCGCATGATCCGAAGCGGCCGAGTTGTCACGGCGAGCTGCCTTACATCATGTGGCCATGGCGTGGGATCGGGCTGCTGGTTGTGGTTTGCAATCGCTGCCATAGTCGGACCGTCATCACCACAGCTGGGCGCCCAGACGATCCGATTTCACTGACACAGAACTGCGTCTATGATGGGGGAAGCGAATGAGTGATCGGATGCTGCAGTTTTTTGACTACGCGCATTTGCCGGAGCATTTGCAGGACATCAGCCGAAAGTTTGCTGAGCTGGCGCATTGGGCGGTCGACAATTTGCCATCGAATGCTGAGCGCACCGCCGGCTTGCGCAAGTTGCTCGAAGCCAAGGATTGCGCCGTGCGGGCTAAGCTGTGCAAGGATCAATGACGATGGCCAAGAAATACGTCGGCAGGCATTACAGCATAAGGGGTAGGTTCGAGAAGAAGTGGCCAGAGAAACGGCCAGCAAACCGGCTCAACGAGCGCAAGATAAGCTCGGAATCGCCCGCCGACTGGCTACTGTCGAAGTACAAGAGACCTGATCGTGTCGACACGCGTGATCCTCACAGCGCCGGACGGCGAGACGCTGCTGGTTGACCTCGCCGCGGCGACCATGGTGCGGCCCGCGACGCCGAGCGAGAAGCAGCAAGACAACGTCAACGCGGTGCTGTTCTGCCAGGGCTATCATTGGCGGGTTACCGAAACATTTGACGAGCTGGTGGCGGCGATGCGCAGGTGTGGGGTGACTGTTTTCGACGAGTGACCGTGGTATAAGTTCGGTTATCGGACTGAGGATTTGTCGACATCCTGTGACGTCCGTGTTGGCGGGATCGAACGAAGGGAGCGGCCAGCTGGCCACACTGCGCATATTACGATCCTAAGGTGTGGCCACCAATGAACCTCAACATCAAGCCGCCGCTGATCTGGCCTGACGAGAAGACCGAGGCGATCGAGCTTCGCGAATACCAGAACTCGCGCAACAGCTTCGCCGCATATCGCAAGATGATGCGGCCGACCATGAAGTGGAACTGGTTCACGCAGGCGCTGTCCGACGCGCTGCAGCAGTTCTACCGGGATATGGTCAACGGCAAGCGGCCGAAGCTTGCGATCATGGCGCCGCCGCAGCATGGCAAGAGCCTCGCGGCCGAGGACTTCGTGTCGTGGCTCGCTGGCAAGGCGCCCGACATGAAAACGATTTACGCGTCGCACTTGGACAATCTCGGCGAGCGCTGCAATCTCGGCATGCAGCGCATGATGGAGTCCGAGCGCTATCAGAACGTGTTCAAGACCACGATCGGGGCGAAGGGCTGGGTGCGCAACACCAGCCTCGTTGAGTACGTTGGCCACAGCGGCAGCTTTCGCAACGTCACGGTGAGCGGAGGCATCAACGGGCTGGAATTGCATCTCGGCATCATCGACGATCCGGTGAAGGATCGCGCCGACGCCAACTCGATTGTGATGCGCGACAAGATTTGGAACTGGTACACCGACGTATTCCGGCCGCGGTTTGCTGCGAACAGCGGCATGCTGTGGATCATGACGCGGTGGCACATCGATGATCCGCTCGGTCGCGCGCTGGAGAAAGAGGGCGCTGACATCCGCGTCCTGAAGTTCAAGGCGATCGCCGAGCAGGACGAGCGTCACCGCAAGCGCGGCGAGCCGTTGTTTCCGGAGTTCAAGCCGCTGGCGATGCTGCGCTCGCAGCAGCGGCTGATGAGCGAGGCGAGCTGGGAAGCTGAGTACCAGCAAGAGCCGTACCTTGTCGGCGGTGGGATGTTTCCCATCGAGAAGCTCCACATCATTCCGGTGTTCGATCGTTCGCAGATCACCGCCAGCGTGCTGGCGATCGACAAGGCGGGTACCAAGGATGGTGATGGCGCCTGCACCGCGATTGTGTTGATGCACAGTCTCAAGAACGGCCAGTTTCTTATTGAGGCTGTGCTCCGAGGGCGCTGGGGGGCGCTGGAGCGTGAGCAGGTGATCAAGGGAGCTGCCGAAGCGGCGCGGACGTCGCTGGGTCACATGCAGTGGAATTTTAAGATCGTTGTCGAGCAGGAGCCCGGCAGTGGCGGCAAGGAGTCAGCCGAGGCAACCGCTCGCAACCTCGCTGGCTTCGTTGTCGTGCTCGACAAGGTGACCGGCGAGAAGACGGTGCGCGCCGAGCCGTTTGCGGCGCAGGTGCAGGCGTCGAATGTGCTGTTGGTGGCAGGGCGTTGGGTCGAGGGTTTCCTTGAAGAGCTGGAAGGGTGGCCGTTCTCGAAGACGCTCGATCAGGGCGACGCTGCGGCGATGGCGTTCCAGCACCTGACCATGGGGCCGATTTACGACACAACGTACGCAGGGTTTCAATGAGAACCATCACGCCGTGGTGTCGTGGTTATCACGGCTGCGGAATGTGTGATGGGCCGTGTGAAGGCGGGCTGCCGCATGTCTTCAGTGAAGATTCAATGAAGCTGCGCTTCAAGGCGGGGTTTGACCGCTTCTGCGCTTGGGGCTTACCTGAGAGTCAACCGCGCGAGCTTTGCGCAATTTGCGCGGGGCCGTTGCTGGACATCCCTTTAATAATTTGGGACGCGCGCGGGGCCTCGGCTCGCCTCTGCAAATCCTGCATGGAAGAATGGGTTGAACCAGATGACAAGCCCTGAAAACATTGTTCACTAAATGAGCAGTGAATTCGTTCAGTTCATGGAGCGGGCTCGACACCGGGTCTATGCCATCCATGATCGGCGATGGCAGACGTTCTGCCGCGACTATCCGCGCGAGGCGCGGTGGATCAAGGCGAACCCGCATCTCGCCTTTAGTGCAGCGATGTATGCGGCGGTCCAGCAATGGGAACGGCTGACGCCCAAGCAGTACGCGGCATTGAAGCGGTGTGCGGAAGGCAAGAGCGTCGATCCCGAAGACGTTGAAAGCTGATCTTGCTATGCTGCCGCCATGGCTGGCATCTTTGGTTTTGCAGAACCGATCGATGAGGACTTCGACGACTTCGCGCCGCTTGATGTCATCGAGCAGCTGCGACGGTGCGGCACCATCCATACGCGTTCGCTCGGCGACATCAGCGACACGCGCACGTGGCCTGAGCCGATTCCGATGCTGCGGTTGTCGCAGGCTATCGATCGCGAGGCGCGTAAGCGTCAGGAGAGGATCGAGCGGGCGTGGCGTGAGGAGTGCGAATGCGGGTGGTCGACGCCGACGATCGAGTTGGCGCGTCATCTGTACTGGGGTGAATGGAACGGCCGCCCGCGCATCTTTGAGCGGCGCTGGTCGGCGCCGCAGCTCGTTGAGGACAAGAGCTTAGTTCCTATCAGGATGATCAGGTGGACGTCGCTGGAGACCGGCGAGACCGTTAATACGCTGACCACCGAGCGCATGGGGCGCCCGTGGGTCGCGGTCAGCGAGTGGACGCATTACGAGCAATACGGCGCCGGGCTGGCGCGCATCGTGGTGCCGCCGCCATGAAGATAAAAGCCGTTATCGCCGCCTTGCGTAGTCAGGCGGGCTACTTCGATGTCCGTGCCGAGATGCGCGCGGTTGATAGTCTCGGGCCGCTGGCGCGCCGGATGTTCAACGAGTCGCCGCGTGAGCTGTCGGTCAAGGACATTGTTGCCGATTACAGATCGCTGCGGCCGCGGGTGCGCTATCTGTGCAAGCCGAGGAACGATGCGGCGTTCGCCAAGTGGCTAGCGAACAAGTATCGGCTGATGGCCGGCCACGACATTGACTCGGGCGTGGAGCGTAGACGGTGAGACTGGGCAGCGGCGAAAACTGGCTGACGGCTGTGAGTGTGGCGGTGGTGGTCCTGACCTGGATTATGGTGCTCGGCCTTCTTGCCGAAAAAGTTTGGAGTGGGTGACGAGAACTTGTTGGCAATGCTGTGTGAAGTATTTCACACAGATGGAACCGATGGCGGGTAAGACTCCCGATGCCGCCCACTGGGTGCGGCATTTTCAAAGGGAGTATTGCGATGTTGGAAGTCTGTGCATTGCTGATCCAGTGCCACCTTGTCGACGTGAAGCTCACGCCGCGCGAGCTGGCGATCCAGCACTGTAATGTCGAGAGTCGTAATCACCCACGCGGGAAGTATTACGACTACGACATGGCGTGGAGTCACTACTATCAGCAGTGCATGTACAGCGCGGGCTACGTGCCGTAAGCACGTAGAGTGAGAGGTCCTCGCGGCGCACCCTTGACCTGCGCCGCGAGCAATTAATTAGAAGTGTTGCTTTGGTGCTCTAGTCAGGGCTTTTCAGCGGCCGCATTGTGCGGCCTTTTTTCATGGGAGAATTGCAATGTGGGTGCCCTGCATGATCTTCTTCACGTGCTGGTCGTCGACGCTGCCGCCGGTGATCCACGGCCGTGATGCGGCGCTGCGCTACTGCAACGTCGAGAGCAAGCGGCACCCGCCAGGGAAATACTACGACTACGACAGCCAGCAGAATTTCTGGTATCGCAGCTGCATGTACGAGCTAGGACAGGCGCCATAGATGTTCACCTCGCTGGTCGCCGGCCTGTGCGCGCTGATGATCGAGCACCACGGTACCGAGGTGGTCGGGATCGGCCGGATCAGGGGGCCGACGTGTGACGTTGTTCTGATGCTGCCTGATGGCGCGACCACGCCGCCGAATGTGGATCCGCGTCTCGGCCCGTTTCGGTTCGGCGTGCGTATTGGCACCTATGCTGCGATCGTCAACGTCGACCAGCGTGAGTTTCGGGTGCCGAGGGGCGCGCCGATATGAACAACGTCGGATGAGCTGTGCCTTTGTTGCGCTGGTTATCATGGCGATCGCATTGACGATGGCAGTCGTGATGGAATGGCGCGAGCAGCGTCGGCGCCGTTGGATGAGCTATTTGCGTGAGACCCGGCGCCGCCAGCGGCGCATGCTCAAGCAGATGCAACTTCCGAGGCGCCCGCGAGCGTGGTAGAAAGCCGAATGGACAAGATGCGCAAGCTTCCCGTTCGCTTAGCTCTTCGCGAGGAGGGTGAGTGGTGGAACGCCTATCTGGCTCAGGTTGGCACCATGGAGAACGCGAAGCTGATCGCGTCGACGATGATCGGTCCGATCCAGAGCAACCCTGTTCTCAAGCGCCAGTTTCTCGACTTTGTGACGGCCGTCATGAAGTTCGCGATCGAACAGTCGATCGGCAGCACCCCAGTCTTCGCTGAAGAGGACGTCCCGGAGAGCGAGCGATCGGGGCATGCTTGAACGGCCGCCCCTTTCGAGGCGGCCGCGGGCGTGGTAGGTTAGATTTCTTCCTCTCTTTGGGTTGTCTCGCCCTCTCCGACGTCTGACACCGTCGGGGAGGGTTTCGCTTGCTTCCTGCACTCGGCGTATATCTCCCTGATGCCGTCGTCCGCACGGAAGAACGTTTCATCGAGGTAGCCGCGCCGCGTCTTGTCCTCGGGGGCATGTAGGAATTTGCCGATACCTTCGGTCCCGGTCCCGTCGGGATAGGCGCCGATCTGCTCGGCCTTGATCCACCAGATTGCGAACCGGCTTTCCTCCTTCGCGCCTTTGCGCTGGGTGGCGGTGGGCTCACGGTCGAGCACGTAAGATCGACCGCGTTTCATGATCCACCATCGGGTGCGCCGCTCGGCGGCGACGATGCGTACGGGTGCGCCGAGGCGCGTGTAAATCGCCATAGCTTTCTCCAGTTTTCAAACAGCCCAGCCGCCGGACCATTCCGACGGCTGTGCGCGCATTATACCATGCTCGAAAACTGCACTTTGAGTTTGCGGAAATGGTCAATGGGTTATGGGCGAGTATCGTCCATAGTCATTGAGTATTTTCCGCGCGGTTATGTCGCAAATCAGGAAAGGAGGCTTTGCGTGGTTGATCTCTCGAACATCGTCCGATTCCCGCGCGCGGTGTTCGACCGGATGACCGGCGACAGCTTCCGCAATTTCCTTGCAGGCTTCGGTGTGCCCGGCCGCGACAAGTCGCTGGGCCAGCAGTGGTGGCTATGTCCGCTCGACAACGGACAGCTCGAAGCTGCGTATCGTGGCGACTGGGCGGCGCGCAAGATCATTGACATTCCTGCATTCGACATGACGCGGGCGTGGCGGCAGTGGCAGGCCGACAAGGAGCAGGTGTCGGCACTCGAAGACACCGAGCGCATGTTCGATATCCCCGGCAAGATGTTGCTGGCGCTGAAGATGGCGCGGCTCTATGGCGGCGCTGCGATGGTCATGGGTGTTGACCAGGGCACCTTTCAGGACGAGCTGGATCTCGACGCGATCCGCGAGGGCGATCTGAAGTTCGTGCACGTGGTGTCGAAGAACTTCATTGCGGCTGGGCCGCCGGTGCGTGAGATCACCTCGGCGTGGTTTGGTGAGCCGACCTATTACCAGCGCAGCAACACGGTGACGGTCGATCCGCCCGATTCGCGCATTGCCAACGTTGGCTTGCCGACGATGGGGCAGGCACCCGGTGACATGCTGATGATCCATCCGTCGCGGGTGATCCGGTTGGTGGGTGCGCAATATCCCGACATCGAGAATGCACCTGATGCGTGGGGCGACAGCGTGCTGCAGGTGGTGCAGGACGCGTTGAAGGCGGCCGGCATGGCCTCGTCGTCGATCGCGACGCTGATCAGTGAGGCGAAGCTCGACATCTTCAAGGTGCCGAACCTCACCGCGAAGATGATGACCGAGATCGGAACGCAAGAGCTGTTCAATCGGTTTGCTCAGGGCAACATTGGCAAATCGACGATCAATGCATTGTTGGTCGATATGGCGGAAGAGTTTGAGCGCATCACGCCGCAGCTGTCGAACTACGACAAGGTCATCAGCATCTACTACATGCTGGCATGCGCGGCCGCGGATATTCCGGCGACGCGCTTCATGGGCAAGTCGCCCGATGGCATGAATGCGACGGGCGAGAGCGATCTGAGGAATTACTACGATCGCTTGTCGTCCGATCAGAAGGTGAAATACACGCCGCTGTTGACGCGGCTCGATGAGGTGCTGATCCGGCACACATTCGGCGAGCGCGACGATAGCATTCGCTACGAGTGGAATCCGCTCTGGCAATTGTCGGCGACCGAGAAGGCCGACATGAACCTGAAGGCGGCGCAGGCGCATCAGATCGATGTTGGCTCCGGCATCATCTCGCCGCATGTGCTGCAGACCGGGCGGCAGAACTTCCTGATGGAAGACGGCTTCCTGTATCCCGGCATCGAGCAAGCGATCGACGATGAGGCGGACTGGGATGCTGAGGAAGGCATGCAGCTCGGCATGTCCGGCGGCATGCTCGATCCGAACGATCCACAGGTGGTCGAGCACAAGGCGAAAATGGGTAAGCAGTATGCGCCGGACCCGCCGCCCAAGCAGATCGGTCCACCCAAAGGTAACGGCGGGGGAGGCGCGCGCGATTCGCGCCGCCCTTTCGCCGCTGACAGCTCGGCGAGGGCGCCGAGAGTTTCCTCCCTGACTGGGACCGCAGGTTCGCGGTCCCGCTTTTTTGGGGATGAGGAACGCGAGAGCGACCCCACTGGCACCGGTCCGGTCCGGGCCCGCTTCCGTGCTGATGCCGCGATGCGGCTGCGGCAGGTGCGGGCGCAGATGCGGCGGCTGGTGGTTGAACATGACGTGCTGGCATTGGGCCAATCCGGCCCGATGGCGTTTCATCCTGCTAACACTCGGCTCGACGCCTTCGGACATTCGCTTCATGTCGCCATGATGGGTGTGACGACTGGTGACTGGACACGCGTTTTTCTACACCGGGCTTGGCAGGATGGTGTGGCGGCGGCGGCTTCCGAGACGGGGGTCGCCGCCGTTCACAATGATGATGAGTTTGAGGGTCTCGTTACCCTGGCGAAGCGCGAGCTGGATGGTATCGGCGCAGCCATTCAGCAACGGCTGGTGCGCGTTGCCGACGGCATCATTGCCGCCAGCGCGCACCAGACCATCACGCCGATCCGGGCGTTCAATCAGCTCGATGTCGAGCTGGGCAAGGTGGCCGACCAGCGGCTGCCGCTCCTGGCCGACACAGCGCCGGTGCTGGCGTTCACCCGGGCTTTGATCAGCGTCTACCGGTCTCATGGCATTGGGGCGGTGGGCGTTGTGCCCGAGAGCGGCGCGGCAGCGTCTGCTTCCCCGCGCGATGCCCCCCGCTCTCGGCGCCGGGTGCGTGATGATATCGAGCCGGATGACCCCAACGTCGTCGAGGCGATGGAGCGCTTCGAGGAGCTGCAGCAGGCTGCTATCCCTAAGAGCATGGCGCGGGTTGGCTTCGTTGGTGTGCGCACCGCTGGCGATGAGTTCGTGTGCCAGATCTGCGAAGATCTCGCTGACGCTGCGCCGTACACGCTCGCCGAGTACATCGGCCAATTCCCGGCGCACCCGCGGTGTCGGTGCCGACCGTTCCCGTGGCTTGACCAGCGTTACGCCAAGGAGGACAGCGCACCGCGTGCGCGGATGGTCGTTGATTGGCGCTGGTGGGCTGATGCGCCGCCGCAGCCCGAGTATGAGGAAGGCAAGCATCCGCGCGCTGCTGGCGGCCGGTGGACGAACAAGCCCGCGAGCGATCCCTATTGGAAGCGCCAGCGGGAAGCCGCAGAAGCGCGGCGGGCGGCGGCGTACAAGACAGGGTTGGCGGTGGAGGCCGAGGCGCAAAGGGTGGCCGCAGCTGCAGCTGCGTCTTCGCAACCGAAGCCAGCGCAGAAAGAGCTATTCCCCGGCGTGTTTCCGCCGATCCCCGGCGAGAAGGTCTCACTGCCAGACTTTGACAAGGGCAAGGTCGAGATCGGCAACGACATCAAGGGCGATCCAGGGAAGCTCAAGAAGTTTCTTGATCTGTGGGGTGAGCGTGTGAAGGAAGCGCCCGAGCAGTTCAGGCAGGAATTTCTTGGTGGCACGCCCGGCACGATGGTCATCCAGGAGGAGGACCGTTCCTCGTGGAATATTAGTGGCAAGCTTGAGAACGCCGATGGCATTACCATTGGCGAGTATACACGCACGATCGATTTCGAGACGAATAAGGCGAGCAGCGACTACTTCAAGCTTTACAACAGTTCGCAGGGCAAGGACGTTGGCAAGCAGCTGCTCGCTGGCAATGTCGCGATGTACCAGAAGATGGGCCTTGATGCCGTTGAGGTGCACGCCGACATCGATGTCGGCGGCTATGCCTGGGCGAAGTACGGCTACGTGCCAACTGAAAGGTCGTGGCAGAACGATCTCAACGTCTGGATGACCGAGAAGCTCGACGAGCTAGGCGGTGGCCGCAGCGGCTATGAGCCGGAAAGCTGGGATGAGATCGGCGACGATGAGCAGGAGCGGATTTTCCGTGCCTGGGCCGACTACACCGAGCAGGATTTCATCGACAGCGAGTCTGAGAGCTGGCGCGATAGTGGCCAGGACCTCGCCGTTGCGAAGACGCAGCTGGCCGACGAGAAGGACGTCTATGTGTGGGCATCGAAGGGCATGCTTGGGCACGCTCTGGTGATTGGCGAAGGCGAAGACGTGAAGAGCCCGTCGGTCGGTCAGTATCTGATCAGCAAGGGTACCAGTCTGGAGCACGTACTCCACAACACGACGATCACCTACGACGATCGCCGTGGTGACGGGGAAGAGGACCCGGACGTCACCATTGAGCCAGAGCAGACCAAGGAATTGACTGACGACGAGCGCAGCCAGCTTGAAGACATGGTCAAGGAGGTCTTCAACAAGGAGGCTGAGAACCGCCGCGGCGATCTCGATCCAACGGATTACATCAGCGAGAATATTACCGAGTACCAGCGCGAATATTGGGACAGCATGCGTGCGCGCGACAAGTTCGCGTGGGCTCGCGATAATGGCGAGCTGCCACAGATTGGCGAGGCTGAAGGCAGCGGCGAGATTGACGAGGGCGATGCCTCAACGTTGCGCGAGCTGATCGACGACAGTGATCCGAAAGCGGTGTGGGCGATTGCCGATTCCGAGCATGGCAAGGAGCTGCTGCTCGGCAGCGACTGGTACGGCGAGCTTGATCTGCACGATGAAGAGACGATGAAGCGCTTCAACGCCTATGTCGGAAAGGCCAAACGTGCCGAAGCCAAGCCAGCCGGCTAAAGAGTTCTTCTATCGTGATGGCCCGCTGCGGGCGGATGCCGAGCTGCACAATGCGATTCTCGACGATGGCGATCACGACGCCGCTGCCGAGGTGTCGCGCGCGCGGCTCAAAGCGAAGGGCTACGATGACGCGACTATCGACCGCTTGATCCCGAGGGGGAGGAGTAAGCCATGAGCACGATTGGTGACATCGGCAACACCATGCAGATGGTGTTCAAGCTGCTGCAGAACCGCGACAAGATCAATGCGTTGATCGCTGCAGCGAAGCCCTACATCGAGATGCTGCAGCGGGATATTCCGGCGATCGCGCCGCAGGTCAAGGAGCTGCTGGCGCTGTTTCTGCCAGCGGGAACGTCGACGCCGCAGTATGACGTGCGGTGGGTACAGGACGGGCTCAATCAGTTCGACCTCGGCTTGCCCAAGCTGGTTGTCGATGGCGACATGGGGCCGAAGACTCACGAAGCGATCAGTGCGTTCCAGACCAAGTTTGGCCTGACCGCCGACGGCTGGATGGGTCCACTGACGGCGGCCAAGCTCGATGCTGAGCTGAAGAAGCTTACCAAGTGACCATGCTTGGCTATGCGGCGGTCGCCTATCTGGCGATCGGTACGTGGCCTGCGGTTCTGACGTGGTTCAAGGTGCCGATGCATCCGGCCTTCAAGCTCGCGGCGCTGGCGCTGTGCGCGCTGATCTGGCCGTTGGCGTTGCGGGGCCGGAAGCGAGGGGGCGTGGCACCCCCTCGCGACTGAAGCCTTACGGCTTCGCAGACGGGCCGGTACCGATCGGGCGACGTTGGTCAGCCTGATCGCGGACCTCGTCGATGGTGTTGGTGATGTGGCGGACGTTCGAGTGCATCGCTTCGGACATGACGTTGAACATGGCGTGCGCCGCTTGGGTGTAGCCGCGCCAGACTTCCAGCCAGCCTCCAAGTAAAGCGATAGGAGCTTGCTGTAAGCGTCTGATGTCGTGCCCGAAGTCGTGATTATAGTCGATGTCGCGACGGGTCTGATCCATCGAGGTCCTCCCATTGGGGTTGCTGTCTGCCGCTGACGTGCGGCGGGCAGGTGCTTACTGCAACGCAATACCGGTGTCTACGGTTGCGGGCAGATATCCGGTAAAATCTGACGGCTTGATGCCAGCACGAACTGACGTGCTTCAAACTGTTGGGGCGACTGGAAGCGTCCGGCATCAATCAATCCCGACAATCCGACAATCCGACGCACAAATCCGACGCACAAAATGCGTCGCCGCAAATTCACGCAAAATTCTGCACGGAGCCGCACCGATGCCCCTCACCGAGAAGGGACGCAAGATTCTTGCGTCGATGCGTGAGCAGTACGGCGAGGAGGAAGGCGAGCGGGTCTTTTACGCGAGCAAGAACGCCGGGACGATCAGTGGCGTCGACAAGTGCAATTCCCGCAAGCGGACGACAACCACGGGCGGCTACTACGGCGAGACCTACAACAACCGCAAGCGCAATGATGCGCAAGTTCCCGCAATTTTCCGCACGTTCCCGCAGCGGGATCTTCTCTATTACGACCCGATCACCGGGGCGACGCGCCCGCGCAGCGGCAGCAACACCACCGAGCGCGACCCGATGGGTCGGCTGGTTTCCGAGTTCAAAGCCAATCCCGGCAGCGGCAAGCGCGTGACCCGGCGCGACCCGATGGGCCGTCTGCTGAACGAGTACGAGGAGGAAGACTCCATGTCCGCGCTGTTCCGCATTGTTGGTGATGCCATACCGCTTCCGACGACGCTGCAGCTTGCCGACAAGGTCGAGTTCGACGACGCGGCGAAAGTCACCTTCACCAAGGACGGCTACATGACGGCGACACCGCGTGTCGCGAAGGTCGGGATCCAGCTCTACCACGGCGAGGAATGCGGCATTGCCGACATGGACGTGGTGCGGGTGTATCGGCCCGAGTCCACGGTGTTCTCGACGGACGCGCTGAAGACCTTCGCGCACAAGCCGGTGACGCTCGATCATCCGCCGGTGGCGGTCACTGCCGACAACTGGAAGGAATATTCGGTCGGCTCGATCGGCGATGAGGTGCTGCGCGAGGGCGATGCGATCCGCGTGCCAATGACGCTGATGGACAAGGCTGCGATCGCCGCATTCAAGGCTGGCACCAATCAGCTTTCGGTTGGCTACACCTGCGACCTTGAATGGTCGCCGGGCGTCACGCCCAAGGGCGAGCACTACGACGCCGTCCAGCGAAACATCAGGGCAAACCATCTAGCCGTTGTCGCCGTGGCGCGAGGTGGTCCGACTTTGAAGATCGGCGATCACAATCATCCGAAGGAGAATGCAATGAACCTCAAGACCGTGATGGTTGACGGCATCGAATGCCAGATGACCGACACCGCTGCCGCGCTGGTCCAACGCACCATCAGCGCACTGCAGGATGCGTTCGAGGAAGAGAAGAAGAACGGCAAGAAGAAGGACGAGGACTGCAAGGACGCCGCGGTGAAGATCACCGAGATGGCCACGCAGCTCGGCACCAAGGACGCCGAGATCGTCACACTCAAGAAGCAGCTGGCCGATGCCAAGCTGACGCCACAGCAGCTCGATGCGCTGGTGAAGGATCGCCACGCCGCGGTCGAGAAGGCGCGCCGGGTGCTCGGCGATAAGCTGATGGTCGACGGCAAGACCATCGAGGACATGCGCAAGCAGGTGGTCGACGCCAAGCTCGGCGCCGCTGCGCAGGGTTGGAGCGACGAGCAGATCAGGGCGAGCTTTGACACGCTCACCGCCACCGCTCCGACCGCTGGTGGTGTGGCTGATGCGGTGCGGGTGTTCGCGGGGCGGCCCGGCAATGGTTACGCGCCAATGCCGCAGTTCGATGGCAGCAACCCTCAGCACATCCGCGACGCCGCCTATGCGCAGAGCGTGTTCGACATGACGCATGCGTGGATGACGCCCGAGCAGCGCAAGGCGGCCGCCGCGGCGCAGGGCTTTCAAGCCTAAGCGCGCGCATTTACGCAACACCGCAAATAGGAGATTCAAATGACTGTCGTACTCCAGAGAAGTTATGCCCCGCAAATTCGTCCCGCGTTGCCGGGCATGCTGGCTGATATGACCGAGCGGTCGATCAGCACGTGGGTCAACGAGACGGCTGCAGGCATTCCGTTTGGTGCTGCGGTCGGCTGGGGCGTCACCAGTGACTTTTATGGCCGCACCCGCGGCTGCGTGCTTGGTGGCTCGGCCTTCATCGGCATCAGCATTCGCGACATCACGCTGTCGCTGTCGCCGGTTGATCCGTATTCCAACACACTCAATCCCGTTGACGCTTATGGGCTACGCACCAATGTTGCCGTGCTGACGCGCGGCCGCATCTGGGTGACGGCTGGTTCGCCGGTCAATCCCAACGATCCGCTGTTCTACAACACCACCACCGGCGCATTTGCGAACAGCGCGTCCGGCACCAGTGCGACCGGTTCGGTGACGTTCTCGCGGCAGCCGAGCGATGGCGACACCCTCGTCATCAATGGCGCGACCTTCACCTTCAAGACGTCTGGCGCGACCGGCGATCAGGTCAACATCGGTCCGACGCTGGGCGACACCGTTGCGGCGGCGGCGGCTGTGCTCGAAGGGTCGGCTACCGCGGGCTTTGCCGCGCTCAACTTCACCGCTTCTCCGGCTTCGCCCGGCGGCGCGGCGCAGGGGTCCGGCGCCGACACCATCCTGATTGCGGCGGTTGCGCCCGGCACTGCTGGCAACGCGCTTGCCATCACTACGGTGCCGCCCGGCGCCACCAAGTCGGGTGCGACGCTCGCTGGCGGTACCGCATCAGCGACGGCTGTCACCGGCGGCCGCTGGCTTGACAAGAACGTGGCGGGCAACATCGCGCGCGCTTCGCTGTCGATGCAGTTCTAAATTCCGCTCGCGCCCGCGGTTTCAGGGCCCGCGGGAACGGGCGATCCACAACAAACGACGTAATAGGAGATCGTCATGTTTTTCCGTGATATGCCTAACGAACAGGCGGCCCTGAGCTTCTTGGTCAGCCAAATCACTTACATCGAACCGACAGTTTACCGGATTAAGTATCCGGATTTGATTTGGCGCGAGTTAATGCCAGTAGATTCGACCGGTACTGAATGGGCAAAAAGCGTCACCTTCTTTTCGATCGACCAAGTCGGTGCCGCGGATTGGTTCCACGCACAGGCATCAGATGTGCCCCTGGCAGACGTCGTTCGCGCCAAGGGTGAGGTTGCGATCGAGATGGGTGCGATCGGCTATCGGTATAATACCGAGGAGCTGGCGCAATCGATGATGATACCCAATTTCTCGCTTTCGACCGAGCGCGCCAGCGCTGCGCGTCGGGCCAGCGAGGAGTTTCTTCATAATATCGCCCTCTACGGCAATACTGTTAAGAGCTGGTTGGGATTGACCAATCATACTCTGCCTGCCGTTATCAATACTTCGCACACCTGGGCCTATGACATGGCGCAGGCACCGCCGTTGACGCAGGCGATTCTCAACGACGTCAACATGTGTCTCACCAACATCTGGCAGGGATCGCTCGGCATCGAGACGGCCGACACACTGCTGTTGCCGTTCTCGGCGATGTCGGCGATCAACATCGCGCAGCTACCGAACACCACGATGAACCTGCTCGAATGGCTGATGAAGAACAACATTTACACCCAGCAAACGGGCGGCGCTCTCACCGTGCGCGCGGTGCGCGGTCTTGATACGGCGGGCGCATCGGGTGGCGGTCGCATGGTGGCGTATCGCAAGGATCCCGAGATCATCAAGATGCACGTGCCGATGCCGCATCGCTTCTTGCCGGTGTGGCAGCGCGGCCCGCTGGTCTATGACGTGCCGGGCATCTTCCGAACCGGTGGCGTCGAGATCAGACGACCAGCCGCGATCCGCTACGTCGACGGCATCTGCTGATCGATAGCCAACAGATTCCGGAGGACATGATCATGAAGAATGCAGTGCTCGTGAACGACGTTGACGGCAAGCCGCACATCATCGTGCTATCGCAGGTCACTGGGGCTGAGATCGAGCCGGGCGAGCCGGCGCAGCCCGCGGTGGAAGCGCAGGACGCGGTTGAGGATGATCCCGGCGAGCCTGCCAGCGGTGACAATCCTGGCCGTCCGCCGCGTGCCGGTCATCCCGCCGTTGAAGCTAAGCCCGCGGTGCCCGCGAAGCCCGAGACCGTGACGATCAAGAGCAATGCTGGCGACGTCAAGGTGGCGATGACGCGCGCGGCAGCGATCGAGCTGCTCAACGGTGCGGTTCTGTGAGAACGCTGGCCGCGACCGCGGTCGGCAGTTGATGGAGCCTCGGTAGCGACATCAGCTCTGCGAGAGCGCGGGCGGCCAGCGCAGCCACCATATCCTAAATCGGAGGTAACGCAATGATGGAAGGTCCCGTCGACCTGGACGCGCTGGCGGCGAAGGGCCGTCAGCCGCAGGCGCCGCCAAATCTCGCTCTTGCGCCGACGCTCGATCAGCCGCACCGACCGCAGCTGGTGCCGCAGTACACCATTCCGCCGGATGCAAGGCAGCTCCAGGAGGAGTCACAGTGGGTGACGCTGCGCAACTTTCACCCGGCGCAAACCCACATCATGATCGATCGCTACAACAACCAGCATGCGCTGCAGCCCACCCAGAGCAAGCGCATTGAAATGACGGTGAGCCAGATTGCTGCGCATCGCGAGAAGACGCGGCCTGACCGCGGTTACTTCATGACCGGCCATTTCTACGGTCAGCCGCTGCCGTTGCATCCGGTGCGGTTTGTCGACGTCGACGATCTGCCGTCGGCTCGCAATGACGTGCCGCCGCCGATGGCGGTCATGGATCCGGTTGCGGCGGCCGCTGCGGCGGTTGCGCGCCGGGGCTGACCCGTGTCCGCGACGGCGCAGGACGTGCTGATGCTCAAGGCAGAGTTTGCCGACTTCAGCACCTATCCGGATGCGGTCGTGGCGTCGGCCATCAACATCGTCGACATGTTGCTGGATCCCAGCGTGTGGCCGAACTTGGTCGACTTCGCCAATGCGCGGATGATGTACGCGGCGCATCTGATAACGATGCAGGCAACGCAGGCGGCCAATGCCCAGCATGGGGTTGGTCCGCTCGACCTGTTCGTTAATAACATCAGCTTCGGCGAGCGCTCGGTGAGCTATGGCACCAGAGCGAACTGGGGAACGATCAAGGGCATGGCGGGATCCGGTGAAGAGACGCTGCCGCTGACGCTGTACGGCCAGATGTTTCTGAACCTTCGTAATCGCAACATCATTCCGATCATGGTGGTGTGATGCTGGACTGGCGGGTGCTGCAGCAGCGCATGGACGGTATCGTTGATGATCAGTTCGCCGAGCCGGTGCACTTGATACCCTGGAGTGGCGGGCAGCGGGTGTCCGACGAGGGCCAACAGGACTCGCAGCGGGTCGTGATCCGCACTGTTGGCGTCTATCGCACCTCGGGAGCGCCGACGGCTGATGTCGAGGCGCCCGGCATCAATGCGAATACGCAAGTGGCACAGGAGTGGGTCGAGATCACCGAATACAACATGGGCGATCCCGGCAACTGGAACGCCTACGATCGCGTCTTCTTGCCTGATCAGCTGCCGAACCAGCAATGGCACACCATTCAATCGGTCATCCCTGATGCGACCAAGCGCTACCACGTGATGCTGATCCGGCTGCAGCAGGGCCCGGGCTGGCAGGCCGAGCCGGAGACGTGGACGCCGCCGCGATGACAGCGCGTGAACTGCGCCGCTTCCTTCGTCATCTCACCAGTGTGATGCGCGAGGACCATTGCCATCGCCGCATGCGCCACGCGATCGAGCGCGCAGTGAGGGAGTTCTATTATGAGTCTGCTGCGCGCGATGATTCGAGCCTGCGCGGTCGGCGCGCTGCGCGACAAGACGTGGGCCGAGGAACGCGTTTATGATAGCGATTTAACGCCTCTGGCACAGGCGGTTTATGGTGGTCCGGCAAAACCGTACTGCGTGGTTTATACGGATCAAGACGATGTTCAACCGGTTACTGGTGTTGGTGAAATCTACGATGGTCGTAATCGCGCGCTGTCGCTCGCGGTTGAGATTGGCATTGCGGGCGCGGTGCGTGCCACGAAAGGCGATCCGCTGTCGCCGCTGGTGCTGAAGTTCGCCGCCACCGATGTCGGCATGGAATGGGCATGCGACGTTGTCAGCGCGCAGGTATTCGCGGCGCTGTCGGGTGATTACAAGAGCGCGTGGGGCGAGCTGTTCAAGCGCTTCACCGTCAACATTCGACGGGTGCCGTCGCGGCGTGGCGGACAGGCATCGCAGGGTGTGCGCTATGCGGCGCGGCGGATCATCTTCGTGGTCGAGCCGATGTACGACTTTTCGCCCGGTCTCATACCGAAGGTCGGTCATCCCGTCTACGACTTTGTTACGCTGGCGCGCTCGCAGCCGTTGAGCAATCAGATTGACTACGCTGGTATCATCGAGGGTCTGCTGGTGGTGGCAACTGCGGCGCCGGATTGGCGCGTGATCCAGGGCCAGCTCGGTCTGACCAAGGAAGGTATCGAGGCGATCAATGCGGCGGTACCGCTGCCCGATCCGTACATCGAAGAGCCGCCGCTCGACTATTCCGACCCGAATGAGTTCGTGCCGCCGCTCACCGATATCACGCTGCACGACGCCGACATGGCGCCGCAGACGACACCGCAAGCTAATCCGTCGGACCAAGATGACCTTGGAGGGCCGTGATCATGGCATGCTTGAGCACCGCATTTCTTGTCCAGCTGATCGTCTACATCATCGTGGTCTCGGCGATCTTTGCGATCATCCGCGTTCTGGTTCCGTATTTGACCAGCGTGCTTCCCGGTCCGCTGCCACAGATCATCAACATCGTGCTGTGGGCGGTCATGGCGATCGTCGTTGTCTATCTGATCTTTGAGCTGATCTCGTGCTTGCTCGGCGGCCCGGCGTTGCCGCGTTTCTTTCACTGATGCCGCATGCTGGGCAAAACATACTACTGGTATATTAAGCCAACCGGCCGAGGCTACTGGCGGCGCGTGACATGGCGCTGGATTTTCCGGGGCTTGCAGTTACGACGGAAGCAACGTGTTTGAAGACAACTTCCCGCCGCGCGCTACGCCATGTCGTGGCTGCGGCGGCCATACCATCACCCATCACAATGGCACCTGTCCGGCGTGTGGGTACCTCAAGGCGGTACCGCAGCTGCGGCCGCCACCGCCGGGCTGGGGGTTCGGCCGCGCCGTGGCGCTTGCCGGTTTCGCGCTGTTCGTGATGCTGGTTTTACTGATCATCGACATGCTGTCGCGACCATGGACGTCTCATTAGATACCACTGAGCTGCTGAAGTGGGCGCGCTATATGAATCGCGTGCCGAGACGGACCGGCGCTGCCATCGCGCGCGCTCTCAACACAGTTGGCGACAACATTCTCCACGAAGCCGCACATGCTGTGGCGCAAGAGACCGGGCTCGATCCCAACGACGTGTTCGATCTGATCGGGGTGAAGAAAGCGACGCCCGATGATCTCAACTGGTCGATGGACACCAGCAAGGTGTTTCAGTCGGAGCAGATGGACTGGTCCCGGCCGTGGGACAAGCGCACCGGCTTCGACGATCGCACGCTGCTCAAGGTTATCACCCGTGATGACGGCACTGTGTGCGACAAGTGCATCGAGGTCGCGGCGCACTCGCCCTACACGCTCGAAGAACTCATGGGGATGAATCCGTACAACAACGGCCTCGTGCATCCGAACTGCCACTGCTGGACCGAAACGTGGCACGCGACGCGTCAGATGCCGGTGACGTTCGGCAAGGGCGCTCCGGTGCAGCTGTTCACCATGAAGCAGCTCGGTGATGCGGTCGCCAAAGAGCTGAAGACCACGCTGACCGCCCGCGATTTCAAGAAGGAGGAAGAATAATGCTCGACCCCATGCAGAAGATTCTGTTCGAGCTGGCAGAGCATCGCCGCAAGACCTCGATCAGCGACCGCATGGGTACAGTGCACGAGGTCAAGGGCGACAAGATGCGGGTGAACATGGGGCTGCAGGACGATGGCCAGCCGTGGCTATCGCCGTGGCTTCATACCACCGACCACCGCGGCGGCACCACCGAGCGCGACAACTACAAGCCGGGTCAGAACGTCCGGCTGTCCGCGGTTGGCGGCGATTTCCGGCAGGCGACGGTGTCGCCCTATGCGCCCAACAAGCAGTTCGGTCCGCCACCACAGGCTGACAATGCTGGTCCTGATTCGAAGACACTGGCATCGGGCCCGGTGCGCACCACGATCGATGAGAATGGATCGCACAATGTGTGGCTCGATGGTGGCGGGCAGCCAGCGATGATCTATCGCGCTTCGCAGGACGGCTTCCTGACCGGCCGGGTTGGCACCGGCGGCAACTCGTTTCGTTTTGCCGCCACCGACAAGGGTGTGCACATCAGCAAGGGCAAAGGCGAGAAGTCGATCTGGATCACCAAGGACGGGCTGTTCTGCACTGAACCGCTCAAGATCGACAAGAACATGCTGAAGTTTGACGACGATTACAAATAGGGGCTGGCGATGGCAATGAGCTTTGGTGGTGCGCTCGAACACATGAAGAGCGGTGGCACGTGCTATCGCGAGAACAAGGGCAAGGATGTGTGGATCGGAATCTTGGAGCCGGGCACCAACTCCAAGATGACTGAGCAGTACATCTACATTCACTATTCCGACGGCAGCAAGGTCCCGTGGTGCCCTCGTCATGGCGATCTGCTTGCCAATGACTGGATCAAGATCGCCAAAAGCTGACCGCGCCGTGGCCGTGGTTTATCAGCTCGATGACTACCGCCGCGAGAAGCGCTCGCGTGCGCTGTTTTATGCGATCGCCATCGGTTTCTGTGTGCCGTTCTGGATTGGCGTTGTCGTGATCGTGAAATGGATCGCAAGCATCATTCCAACATAGGAGAGCAATCATGCCGTTATCGCCACGTCATCAACGCGCCGCCAAGAAGGCCGGGGCTCAGCCACCGGAGCGCAAGACCTATGTCATCACCGATCCGTACCATCGGCCCGACATGCGCGGTGAGTTCGCGGGCGCCAAGGTGCGCAAGATGGGTTTGCAGCAGCTGGTCGATCTGACCGACAAGCAGGCCAAGTATTATCTTGATGCTGGTGCGATCAAGCCGCTGCTGTCGGAAGCGCCGGAAGAGCCGGCGGCTTAAGCGGTGGGTAATGGCGACGTCATCCCTGATCCGCTGCCCGCCGATGTGCTGGCGTCGCAGCAGCTGCGGGTCAGGTCGGGTGTCGACTTTCCGGTGGTCGACAACCAGTTTTATCGCTCGGTTAACGCGATCTGGCCGGACCTGCTCGGCGGCAAGGTCATCATCTCGCCAGCGCGCAACGGCATGGATCGTCGGACCGGGAAGCTCAAGCAGGGCTGGGATCACGTTCAGCAATCGATGGAAGTGATCTTCGCCACCCCGTTTCATGAGCGGGTGCTGCGGCGCTGGGTCGGGTCATTCGTGCCGGTGCTGCTCGGCGAGACCTACGTCGCCCGCATCGTCACCCGGTTCTACTGGGCGATCGCGTCGTCGATCGATCTGTGGGAGCCGAACTACCGCATCAAGCAGATCTACTACATGGGTGATGCGCTGCAGCAGTGGTCGCCGCTGACCACGGCAAGCGCCGCCGACATGATCCGTCTCGGGCAGGCGATCTTCCGCAACGAGGGGATCTACCGCCCGCGCGCGCATCTCGGCGACTTTACCCAGTACATGCAAAAGCAATCCGGGCTGATCGGACGCGGCGATCAGCTGTGGGACGTCCAGCCGTTCACGTAAGGGAAGCACGATGCCGACGAACCTCGTCACCACTACGCCGTCGAGGTTCAGCGTCATTCGTCCCGAGCTGTTGCCGCCGATGGCGGTGCTGCAGCGGATCGACACCGAGGCGCTGATTGACCAGCGCATGACCAAGCTGGTCGAGATCTGGGCGGCGCACGATCCGCCCCATGCGGCGCAGTACGATGTTGGCGCGCTCGAATTCGATCCGATCCGGATCAATCAGGAGCTGAACGCTTTCTTTGAGCTGCTGGTGCGCGATCGGGTCAATCAGGCGTGCCGCGCGGTAACGCTGGCGTTTGCGGTTGGTAGCGATCTCGATGCGATCGGCTCGCGCTATCCTTACGGCATGCCGCGCAATCTCGGCGAGAGCGACGAGATGTACCGGCGCCGGGTGTGGCTGTCGCCGAACATTCTCAGCCTCGGCGGGCCCGGCATGGGCACGTTCGAAAGCTATGTGTTCTGGGCGCTGTCGGCGCCGATGTTTCCCAATGATGTCGGGCTGAAGCATGCCGCGGCGCTGACCAAGCCGTACACCGGCAACGTTTACATTCCGATCCTGTCGTCGGCGATCGACAATCCTGACTACGTGTGGTCGGTCTCGCTCGACGGCAATGTATGGACGCTCGTTCCTGGCACCCATCCGGTGCCGACGCCAACGCAGATTGAAGCCGTGTACGAGTACATTACCGAGCCTGACACGGCGCGAAAGGGACTCACCGACGTCATCAATGTGATCCCGCCGAAGGTCGCGCCGGTGATGCTCGATATTCAGATCTGGCTGTTCAACGGCGTCGATCGCAACACGCTGATGGCGACGGTGGCGCAGGCGATCGCCGATCTGATCGAGGCGCTGCGCTGGCTCGGCGCCGATCTCACGATGCTGACGTTGCAGGGCGCGCTGGCGCAGGCGGGCGTCTACAACACCAAGATCACATCACCGACCACAGACACCATCGTTGATGTCGATGGCTGCGTGAACATCGTCAGCGCAACGCTGCGTTACATGGGGCAAGGCGAATGAGTCTTCTCAACAACGTCGCGTTCGCTGCGGTTGCGGGCGGCACCGGAGATTTCGGCATCGCGGCGGCGAAGGTTGGGTCACTGACGCCAGCGCAGTCGGGCGCAGTAACCGGCGGGGTGTACAGCTACAACGCTCGATCGAACGACAATTCGCAGTGGGAGATCGGCCGCGGCACCTATTCGAGCACCGGGCCGGTATTCGCTCGCACCACTGTGCTGATGTCGTCGGCCGCCAACGCCAAGGTGAACTTCTCGGCGCCGCCGACGGTGATGATCGACGCGCTAGCGGAAGACTTTGCACCACCGCCGTCCGCGCCGTCGCGGCCGTTGCTGCAGGCAGCGCTGACGATCTACGTCAATGCCGATACCGGCAACGACAGCAACGCTGGCACCAGTACCGCTCCGTTCAAGACGATGGCGAAAGCCTGGAACACCCTGTGCTCATACGACTTGAATGGCTTCGACATCACCGTCCAGCTTCAGGACGCGACGGCGCACTACGGGCCGGTTGTCATGTCAGGTGACCAATGGAGCACCGTGTGGGTGACTCCGATCGGGTCTGGCAACATCTTCATCCTTGGCAATTCCGCTGACGCAACGAAAGTGGTCATCGACGCTGACGCCGAAGGCGCTGCCAGTCTTGGCTGGGGGCTTTGCTTCTATTTTGGCGGCATACCTATACTCTCACCAATCACCATTGCTGAAGTGACGCTGGTGTCTCCCACGGTTGCCTGGGGTGGCTATGTATCTGTGGTTTCTGAGTGCAAGGTCAACGTCGGAAAGTACGGCGGCCACGTCATCCTGGGAACGCTCGCCAACCACGCAACCGGGTTTCAGGCCACGGCGGTAGGAGCGCAAATTGTGCTGAATGGCAACATGACTATGACGCCCGGAGCGGCAGGTCAGTATGCATTTGCCTCTGGGTCTGGATTCGGGGAGATCAACTGTCAAGCTGCCATCACCATCGTAGGCAACCCGACTTATAATACTGCCTTCATACTCCTCTCCGATGGCGCATTGTTCTTGCTCTTCAGCAGCTTCACTGGGACCATCAACGGCCCCGCCTACAGTGTTTCCACCGGCTCCATCCTCGATAATGCCGGTGGGACTCTCCCTAGCGGTAGTCGAATCATTGCCCCGAGCGCTATCGTGGCGTCGCTTATGGCGGGGGTGACGGTGGCGAACCTTCCCACGGCCAGCGCTGGCACACGGGCATTCGTCACCGATGCCACGGTGACCACGTTCGGCACCACGGTGGTCGGCGGCGGCACCAACTTCGTGCCGGTCTATCGCACCGCTTCGGCCTGGGTCATCGGCTGATCCATGCTTGGTCGTGATTTCCTCGGTGGCGGCGCCGCCATTGGCGGGCCGTTCGTTTCGCCTGATCCAGCGTATGGCGTCACCGTTAGTCTGCGGGCGCAGGGCTTTGCGGTCGACAAGCCGGAGTTCGGCAGGCCGACCGGGCCGACCCGCGATCTGTTCGCCCTCGGGGTGGCCGCAGGACGCCCCGTGTTCGGCGTGCCGCTGCTCCAGCAAGCCGATCCGATCACGCCCGGCATTCTGGTCACCGCGGGCGAAGACGTGCTGTACCGCCAAGCCACGGGCCTGGAGAAGGCACTGGCAGACGTCGACGCCTACCGGCTCACCGTCACCTATGCCGAGATCATTCGCGACCAGTGGGATCCGTACGCGATCCGCTACGCCAACCTGCCCTATCTGGCGTGGGCGATGGGCGTCAACCTGTGGGAAGACGACTGGGACGAGACGTTTCGGCGCTGGTGGACCGCCAACCAGTGGGAACTGAAATCGCAGCGCGGCAGCCTGCTCGGCACCAAGCGGTTCGTCGAGGCGGTCGGCGGCAAGGTCGTCAAGGCGATCGTGCCGCCCGCGAAGTTCTTTCCGACCAAGAGCTACTCCAACGACGAGCGCGCGGCGTACGTGGCGCGGTTTCCGCAGCTGCGGCTCTATCCGTTTGTTGAGCGGGTGAAGCTGCCGTGGCTGTGCTATCCGGCTAAATTCATCAGTGGTCTGCCGCCAGACACGGTCAAGAAGTTCACCAAGAACGGCAGCTTCACCGGGCCGACCCGCAAGTTCTATCCGACCAGCCAGACCGCTGGCGGCAAGTTCACCCGCACCGCGACACTGTGGGATCGCGGCATCGAGACACCGCTGACGTTTCGCACCGTCACTGACCTGAACACCAAGTACGGCGCCACCACTTACGACGAGGTGATGCTGCCCGCGCGGCTGAACAATCACTACTACATGGGCGAGGAAGGCAAGTGGCCGCTGCCCAAGGACCATCCGCTGGCGAGCAACAAGCACGGCATCTTCCTTGGCGCCGATGATGGCACCGAAGCGCGCTTGGTTCGTATCCCGCGTGATGGCCGCCTCGATCTTTCGCAGGCGAAGGCGATTTACCAGACCCTCGTGCCGGGCGGCGAGCTGATCAATCTGCAGCCCGAATATGTTTCAGAAGTTCATCCGATGTCGAAGCGCAAGCTGTACGCGGCGAAGCGGCCCGCCAAGCAGTTCCTCAGTTCGAACGCGCCCGACACGCTGCCGGTACCGCCGGGCAATCCGAATTATCTCACCCGCAAATTTCTACCGACCTCAACGGCGTGGCAGTTCATCTATGAGCGCTGGTACATCCTCGATCGCAATCGCGCGCCTGACTATCGCAAGGGCTACACCTTCATGGGCGTGGCGCGGTTCGGGATCAAGCGCTACAGCGCCGAGCTTAAGATCCAGATGTTCAGGCCATGGCGCCCATGGTTTTTGAACACCACCGGCTACCTGCGCGGTTTTCTGCGCGCGCCTGACACCAAGACAATTCAGAAGCTGCGCCGCGCTGTCACCGCGTCGATGGCGGTGCGCGATACCGTTGGCATCGACACCAAGGTGAAGCGCGTCATCTCTACCAACGACAGCCTGCCGGTCGACGGCAACTACACCGTCGGTCAGTACATCAACGATTAGGAGATCATCTCGATGGCCGAGAACGCAGTCATCTTCCGTGACAATCAGGAAACGCAGGCTGCAGATTTCAACAATATGCAGGATTATCTCGGCGGTTCGCTGGATCATGTGGTCAACGACGCCATCGAACCGCAGATGTCCTATTACGGCTTCACTGTTTCGAAGGTGGCGCCGACCCAGATTAACGTCTCTGCGGGGCGGCTTTACAACGCCGGTCAGGTTTACGCGCGCAACGATGTTGTGACCATCGACCTGTTCAACAGCCTGCCGGTGACCCAGAAGAAGCAGATTGCGGTGGTGTGCTGGGGCTCTACTATCACGCAGGATATTCAGCCGCGTGACTTCATCATTGATGCTGACACCGGGCAATCGCAGCCGCAATCGGTAGCGATGACGACGACCCGCTACTGCAACGTTGATGTGGTGCCGGGAGTCGAAGGTCCATCACCGCAGTATCCGGCTATCGATGCCACCGATCTCTTGATTGCTTACGTGCTGGTCGACCCTACTGGCATCGTTTCGGTGCAGCAGGTCACCGTCAACGCGATCGACAACCTGCGTGATCTCACCGACCGGGTGTCGTCGATCGAGGTGTTTGATGCTCAGATTGCCGGGCAGGTGTCAACGCTGACGACCGCACTTGCGGCGCTGGCGGATCAGCTGCGTAACTATGTGCTGCTCGCCGATTATCAAAAGCTGGTCACGCTGGTCAAAGAGATCTGGGATCTCATTCACCAGCCAGCGGCGTATATGTTCTATGGCACCGATAATTTCCTCGACAACAGCCAGTCGTTCCTCACCGGCAACGTCGACGGCGCTTATAATGCCAGCGTTCGTGAGGGTCTGCGGTTTCCCGGCAGCAACACCTCGTCGACCACAACGCTGCAGCTGCTCAATCCGAGCGATCCTGGCGCTACCATTTCACTGGACGGATTCATGCTGCCGACGCCATCGGGCGCACGGGTGCGGCTCGACTGCTCGTTCAACTCGTTGCCGTGGATTGAAGAGCGCATTCTGCAGTACATCTTCAACGGCAGCTTCACGATTCGCCATCTGCGCATAGCGAGGTTGCGGCGCCGGTTCGGTTTTCCGTTTTTGCCATCGCCGCTGGCGCAGGTGCTCTGGTATCAAGCGCAGCTCGACCCGACGCTTGGGATTCTCGCCTTTACCGGTGAGTCATGGGCGGTCACGACGTTGCGGGACGTGGCCCAGCATCCCGAGGGCTCGCCGGATTATCCGCAGCATAAGTTTGATCGCTTGCGGTTTTATTGGCTCGATCGTGTCGACGTCTATCACTGGGCCAAAATTGTCGATCTTTATCCCCAGTCGGGTCAGCACATCTGTCAGACATTCCTCAACGCGCAGGACGGCTGGCTGTCGGGCGTTACCATCTACATGATGTCGCCTTTAGCGCAGCCGCTGGCGGTGCTGATCGCGGGGACGCTGGACGACGGTACGCCAGACCATCTGCATCAGACCATCCGGCAGGTAGCGCTCGACGGGCCGGGGGTGCAGGCGTGTTTCGATAATCCGGTGCTGATCGGCGACTTGGAATCGGTGACGTCGCGAACCAACAGAACTGGCACGGTCACGCGTGTCACCATCAAGACCGGTCCGCCGATTTACGTCTATCCGTGCCGCATCACGTTCCCGCCGGTGTTTCTTGAGAGCGGCAAGCGCTACGGGCTGCATTTCCTGTCTGCGTTTGATCACCGTTTCTGCATCAGCGACCAGTGGGACTTGTTCGCGGTGCATCAGGGCGTCTACTGGGTCAGCGGCAACACCGGGCTGTATCGCTGGCCGTCGACCACCAATCCGAAATCGCTGCGCTTCATGCTGCACTATGCGACGTGGGGACAGTGGCAGGGCAACAACCAAGGGGCGGGCGGCACCGTGGTCGCCGAGGTGCAGATGCAGCCGTTGCAGCTCGCTGGCGGCATTGGTGGCATCGACATCTTGGCCGAGGCGGTCGAGCCGCCCGCGACCAGCCTGTCCTATCAGGTGCAGGTCGCGGGCGTCTGGCAGAAGTTCGACGCTGATCCGAACGCGTCGGTGACCTTCACCGGCGGCCCGCCGATGATGCCGTTCAAGGTGGTGTTCATGGGGACCACCGATCTGATGCCAGGGGTGGCATTGCAGTCACGATCGCAGGTCATTCTTCACGGCATTCGCTCGAACACTTACCACCACATCTCGACCTTCATCCCGGTTGCTTCCGCGATCACCCACGTGAAGGTGATTTGCAAGCTGTATCAGTTCGTCACCGCGCATCACACCTGCACCGCGTCGCTGCACTACCTGACCACGGTTCACAAGTCGGCTGACGTCGTTGCTGACGTGACACTCGACGACGGCAGTGTTGAACGCACGTGGACGTTCAACACCGCATCGATCCCCGACGGCTTTTACATCGAGATCGATGGCACCACCGATGGCACCGGCGATGATTTTGTTGTCGGCCAGCGCATCGCCTACGCTTCGCCATAAAGGAGGAAAGCTGAATGGCCGATCCACTCTATTACCTAGTGACGGTGAACACGGCATTTACCGTTGCTCAAACGGACTTCGTGCCGGGCAAGACCTACTGGGTATCGCCAGACATCTATAACTCGACGCTCGATGACGGCTCGACGTTTGCCAGTCACTGCATCACGGCAAACGAGGCGTACACCAGTCCATGAGGCATTGATCGATGTCAGGCGAGGTCATCCAGTTCAAGGATCTGCAGGTTGCGCCGCGCGGCGAGGATCTCGACTACATCTTTTTTAACAAGCGGTTCGCGAACATCGTCAACGCCATCAACGGCGTTGCTGCGCGCCAGGACACCTTCGACAAGACCGAAGCGACACTGGTGCAAGTTGGGCTGACGCGCATCAACGATGTGCTCGGGCCGCTGCTTACCGTGCTCGAAGAGGCGGCACAGATCGGCTTCCTTGTTGCCGAGGCGTCCGGGCCGCCGGTGTCGCTGGTGGTTGGGATCGACACCCAGTTCACGGTAACCTCGGATGGCAAGTCGCTGTTTACGCCGACACCCTACATACTGGCGATCGATATTCTCGACAGCACCAACTGGGGTGTGCTGTCGCTCAATGCCTATTCCGGCACGACCGGTGTGTTTGCCGGCCATTGCGTGTTCTGCACCAAGACCCAGTCGTCGACGCAATGGTCACTGTCGTGCAACAGCGCGCTGCCATCAGCGATGGCGGATCTGCTCACGCAGGCGCAGACAGCAGCCAACGCCGCGGTAGCCGCTGAGACTAGCGTTTCCGGACAGATTGGCGATCTTGAGTCGCTCATCGCGGCGGTGCAGTCGGGCCCGGTGGCGAGTGTTGCTGGCAAGACCGGCGTTGTGATTCTGCAGCTTGCCGACGTGGTCGGGCTCAGCGATGCGCTGGCAGCTCGGGTGCTGACCACCACGTTCAATACTCAGCTCAATGGCAAGCAGCCAATAAGCTCGTTGCTGACGACTTTCGCCGGCCTCGGCGGCGCGACGGATCGCCTGCCATACTTCACCGGCGTCGGTGCCATGACGCTGGCGACCTACACGGCGTTTGCCCGGGCGCTCGACGCCTGCGCCGACGCCGCGAGCGTGCGCACTGCGCTCGGGCTCGGCGACGCCGCGGTGCATCCGGCCTCGGACTTTGCCACACCGGCGAGCGTCGCCACCGCAGTGGCGCCGTATCAGACTGCAGATCAGGTCAACACTGCGATCACCAATGCGCTCAGCTCGGCGCTGATCGCCTCGTCGCAGATCGGCGCCATGTTCGATGACCAGACCGGGACGAACTACACCTTCGCGCCAAGTGACAACGGCCGTGCAGTAACGATAACCAATGCTTCCGCCATCAATGCGATCCTGCCGAACAACATCGCTAAAGGCTGGAACGCGATTGTGTGGCAGGGCGGCACCGGGCAGATCAGCTTTGCGCCCGCGACTGGTGCGGCTTTGCGCAACCGCCAGGGCCAGAGCAAGACCGCAGGCCAGTACGCCATGGTCAGTATCATGTGCATGTCGAACACCACTGGCACCAATGCGGTGTTCGTGCTCGGCGGCGACACCGCGTGATCATCCTACCCGCGGCGCGCGGCTTCATCGGCGGCGCGCAGGCATGGGGACCTCGCACCGCGCTCTCGGCGCGTCACAGCACTGGCTCCGTGGTGTTCTCCGGCCTCATCATTCCGGTAGGAGCACTGGTTGCGATCGGCGTCGCTGACCAGAGCGCCACCTCGGCGATGGGTGTCGTATCAGATACATCCGGCAATACCTGGAATAACACCGGATGGACGGACAACAGCGCGGGCGGCTGTAGCATCTTCTGGTCGCGGATCACCAATCTTCTGGTGGGTGGGACAATCACCGCCACGGCGCGCTCTGGCTCTACGTCCATCATGAGCGCTGGCGGCATGTGGGCCGCGGGTGCTGCGCCATCGCCCTACGACGCGGCGGCTTATGCCACGGCCGCCAACTCGGGCACGGTCGCACCGACGATCACGTCGGGCACGCCGAGCGGTCCGGGACGGCTGTTCTTTGCGTTCTGGGCAGGGCCGTCAAACGTGACGACGCCGACTTGCGATCCGGCATGGGAAGACGACGGCTTCGTCACCGGCACATCGACGAATGTTCTGCCGTTCACGGCGGGGAGCCGGGTCAATGCCGTGGCAAGCGCCGTCACCTTCACGCCAGTTCTGAGCGCGATCAAGCTTGGTCGGGCCAATATCGCAGCCTTCCATCTGTAAGGGGAAAGCATGTTCACATTCGACCGCAGCAATCTGCGCATCGACGGCGTGCAGAGCATCGAGATTTCGCCGATCCAGCCCGACCAAGCGGGCACGCAGTATGTGCGGTTGATCCAGCTCTACACCGACCCGCCGACCACCACGAACCGACGACCTGTGTTGGAGATCGCGGTTTACGGCGGCGATCAAACCGTTAACGACAAAACCCAGCTCGAAATCCTCATACCGTCGGGGATTGAATTCTAACTCCGAGGCCCGTGCTTGTCCGGCTTCGAAGCGGTCGTACCGGCGGCCGAGACGGCCTGACTACGTGCAGCTCGTCACTGTGACGGTGAGGTCGACCGGTTAACCTATCAAACTCATGGAGATGTAAATGGCGAACCCCACGTTTGGCCTGCAGTTTATACAAGTTGACGATCAACCCCAGCCGATCCTCGGCGCCAACATGGACGTGGTGGGAATCATCGGCCCGGCCGCGCAGGCTGATCCGACCATCTTTCCGCTCGACACGCCTGTCCTCGTCTTCTCGAACGACCTACCTACCCTCAAGAAGCTCGGCACAGACGGTTACATCCCAGATGCTATTGATGCAATCAATGACCAGCTGGCGGACTTTGAGATCGCGGCTCAGCTGGTGATCGTGCGCACCGACTACGGCAGCCAGAGCGACGCTAACCTCAAACTGCAGCAGACCATCGCGCGGATCATGGGCAACAGCGTGCAGGGCACCGGGGTGCATGCGTTCTTGAAGGCGCCTAACACGCTGTACTGCACGCCGCGGATTATCATCGCGCCCGGCTACACCGGGCAGATGGCGAACTCACTCGATACCCTGCTGACCGATATTGTCGGTGTTGGCTACATCCCTGGCCAGACTTACACGGTGACGTTCGGGCTCGGCGGCGGCGAGACCAACGGTGCCAACGTGGTGCTGCCGCAGGCGCACGCGGTTGCCGACGCTAATGGCGAGATCCACGATCGCGATATCTTCATCGACAGCTGGGGTGCGTGGTTCACGGTGGCACCGACCGCGACGCTGCCAGCGCACGACGGCGAAGCGCAGGAAGCACAGGCGGCTACCGGCCAGATCCTGTTCCAGGGCATGCCCGGGGTCGGATCCAAGATTACCCTCAACTCGCAGGACGTCACCTTCATTGCCGCGACCGGGACGCCCGCGGCGCATCAGGTCAAGCTTGGCGCCAACCTGTCAGACACGCTCGATAACCTTGTGGCGTATCTGGAAGGCACCACCGCGCAGGCCGATCCCAACATTGGGCTGTGCAGCTATGAGAAGGTGCTGGGTACGCTATTCGCGCTCAATATCACTGCACAGATGCCCGGCGTGGCTGGCAACAGCTTCACCATCGGATCGACCGTGACCGGCGCGTCGTGGCCACCGCATCTCACCGGTGGCGTCGATGCGCAGGTGGCAGCCGACTGCACACTCACCGCCACCATGGCGCTTGGTGCCAATCCGGTTTGTGCCGAGCTGACCGGCGTGCTCGACACCCTGATTGCGCATGCGATCGTGGAAAGCTCTGGCACCTCGACCATTGCTGATGAGAACTGGCGCGACACGTTGAACAGCCAGCGGCTGATCGGTCTGTCCGGTGGCTGCAAGGTGATTGATCCCGCAAGCGGCAACATCATGGTGATGCCGCTGGCGCCGCGTGCGGCGGGCTGCATGGTCGCGGAGGACTTCCGCACCGGCTTTCCGTTCCACTCGTTTGCCAACCGCGCGGTGCAGGGCATCGTCGGGCCGGCGCGCAGCATCGCGTTCTCGCTCACCGACGGCGCTACCGAAGGCCAGCTGCTGCTGGCAGCAAACCTCGGTGTCATGGTGCGCGGATTGGTGGGTGTGGAAACGGCAATTAGTTCTGGTGGGTTTATCCTCATTGCCACTGATAATATGGGAGATGATGAACTCTGGAGAATGTATAATGTGAAAAGAGGGCGCGACTATATTCACTTGAGTTTAATGCCGGCGTTGCGCACCTATCTTGGCCGAACCAACATCGATCGTCAAACCGTGGCGAACATCGAAGAGACGATCGCCAACTTCCTTGGCCAGCTCACGGCGCAGCAGCAGATCCTCGGCTACAAGGTCAGCTTCCAAGGCAACCTCAACAGCGCCGAAGAGATCCGGCTGGGCCATCTCACTGTCAGCTTCGCGGCCGAAGAGCCTCCGGTCTTGAAGCGCATCACCACCATGAGCGCGCGCTACAAGCCAGCCATCGATGCGATGGTGGCTCAGCTCGCAGAGCAGCTCACCTTCGTCGGATGACCCGCCTCATCCGCAACATCACCAAGGACGGCCGCGGCAAGTACGCGGTCGTCCGCATGGCCAAGCTGCCAGATGATCCTGGCGCACGTGCCGATGTTGACTATGCGTTTGCGACGTTGGAGCGCCACGGCATGCTGGAATGGGGCGTGCCGAAAACGCCCGGCGAGTTTTTCGTGATCATGCTCAAAGACAGGTACGCCCTGGCTGCACTTCAAGCTTATGCGCGCGCGGTGGTCGACGATCCCGATGGTGACCCGCTCTATGGCTACGACGTCCGCGAGCTGGCCGATCGCGCGGGCGTAAACTCGTTGTACTGCAAGGATCCGGATTGATGACCGAGATGCGGACGATCGTCGTGTACGGCCCGAGTGGCGCGGCCGACGATTACCAGCTGTATGGCTGTCGCATGACCGGACGCGGTTGCGAGCAGAACGACAAAACCCGCATCAAGCGGCGCTGCTCTGACTGCTACGGTCCACTGCCGAAGCAGACCACCATGCCGAGCCAGCGCCTTCACACGCTCATCGTCGGGGTGCCTAAATGACCGACATGCTTCTCACCCTTGAGAAGGCCAACATGTTCTGCGGCATGACCGCGCCCACCCGCGAAAGCCACGGTCTCTATCTTGAGCTTACCGATTTTAAGCTGCCGGCCTTCAAGGAAAACTACGTCGATCATCGGCCCGGCGGCGCGCCGATGGGGATCGAGGTCGATGTTGTGTTCGGCAAGCTGGAAACTCAGTTCCGGCTGCTCGGGTGGAATGTCGAGGTGGCGACCCTGATCGATGCGTGGAAGGTTGAGCAGAACGTGTTCTGGATTTATGGCCTGCTGCGCGATCGTATGTCTAGGAAACCAAAGACCATCGAAGCGATGCTACGCGGCCGTCTTGGCAGTGTCGAGCCAGAGCCGTGGAGTCTCGGTGCCCTGCAGCACATCACTTACGAGATCAAAGGCATCATCGCCTACCGACTGACGGTCGATGAAACCGTTGTCTTTGACTGGAACTTCTTCGAGAACCGACTGATCGTCGCGCGCGACGCAGCTTAACCACCCCGCATCACCAACGTCGATGAAACGGTCGTCTGACCGTGCGTCGAGCTATTTCGCAATCTATCAGGAGCAAGGCAATGTCAGACACCATCCTCACGCTTGAGAAGGCGAACATGTTTTGCGGTCGTGAGCCGACCGACACCAATGCTGGTCTTTACTTGGAGCTGACCGAGTTCAAGCTTCCGGCGATGAACGAGCAATATGTCGATCATCGCGCTGCTGGCACGCCGATCGGCATCGAGGTGGATACCCAGTTTGCCAAGATGGAAGCGACATTCCAGCTGATGGGATGGAATGCGCAGGTGGCGACACTGATTGCGTCGTGGATCGCCGAGCAGAATGTGTTCTGGGTCTACGGCCTGCTGCGTGATCGCATGACTGCGGCGACGTCGCGCGTTACTGCGAAGATGAGAGGGCGTCTCGGTCTTGCCGATCCGCAGAACTGGAATCTCGGCGCCGCCCAGCATTGGAATTACGGCATCAAGGGAATCACGCTCTACCAGCTCTCGATTGGTGTGACGCCGATCTATGACTGGTCGTTCTTCGAGAATCGATTCATCGTCGGCACCTACGACCGTAACGCCGACATTAACCGCATTCTCAACATCCCGACGCCGAGCGCGGCGCCAGTGCTGCCAGCGGGGATATTGCAGGGCACGATCCCGTAACGGTGTAGCCAATGGCATTCGATATCATGCGGCGCACCGGCGGCTGGGCGGTGGAGCTGGCCACACCGATCAAGCACGCCAACCAAACCATCGAGGTCGTCGAGATCAGGCCGCTCACGATCGAGACCATGGTGCGGTGGAGCAGCGGCCAGTTTCCGTCATCGCTGGCACTGCTTGCCGAGCTGTCCGGCATTCCCGAGATGGTGCTGCGCCAGATCTCCTATCCCGATGCCGACCGCGTCATGCTGGCGCTCTACAACGTGGTGCCGCAGGCGCTCAAAGACGACCTCACCAACGGGGTGCGGCCGATGGCGACGCCAGCCGATGCAGTACCGCCGGAGGAGCCGGGCGCCCGGGCTGTCGATCAGAACGACCCGCGCTTCCCAGCTGAGACGACAGTGCTGCCGATACGGCCGCCGCCGGAGGGCGGTCCAGGTATGGCGCTCGATATGCCAGACCCAGCTGCTAGGCGGGTGTCATGACCGACGACGTCAACCTGAATATAGGCGTAACTGATAAAACCAAGCAGGGGTTCGAGAGCGCAGCGAAGAATGCCAAGGCCGCCTCCGATGCCATGACCAAGGGCTTCGGTCTGACCCAAGCGGCAATGACCGGCCTCGCGGCTGGTATCGGGTCCACCCTCATTCCCAGTCTTGGGAAGGCAAGCGATAAAGTCGTTGAGTTCGGCAAGGAAGCCTACAAGGCGTTTGCCGAAGCTGAGAAGGGACTGAAAGCGCTGGAAGCAACCAGCAAGCTGACCGCCCACGAAGCCGATCATCTGGTCGAAAGTTTTGAGAAGCTGGCACCAACGGTCGGCAAGCCGGTCGAGCAGCTAACCAAAGACTTCGTCGACCTGCGCAGCCACACCGCGATGACCAACGAGCAGCTGGAAAAGCTGTTCCCGACGATGGAGCGCTTTTCCACCGTCACGCGCTCGACGTTTGGCGATGTCATGAAGGTCGTCAACGTTGCGCGCAGTGCTGGCGGGATCGATCTCGATGACATGCCGGAATATCTCAACCGGCTTGGTGGCTCATTGAAGAACCTGGGCAGCGGTGCGCTGGAGGTGCACGGCAATCTGTCCAAGGCGTTCAGAGAAGCTGGGATCGCCGCCAAGGACGCCGACGAGCAATCAGCCGCGCTGGTTCAGACGCTGGCTCAGATCAGCGGCGATCCCGGTCGAGGCGGTGGGCTGTTCGCCAACATCATCGATCAAGCCTATCGGATGAAGTCGGCGCTTCCGATCGAGGACGCCTTGCGCAGCTGGCAGCAAGGCAGAAGCGACATTGTTCAGTTCTCCGACACTTTGCTTGAGCGCGCGCCAAAATCGGAAGAAGCGCGGCGCCAGATGTTCGGTGAGCTGCCGGAGCTGCGCGAGTGGCTGCATCTGTACCCACGGATACGGAGCCAGCTTGTTGCGAATATCGAGGAGCAAAAGCGGCTCAACAAGGCGGTCGATGACAGCGCGCTGTTTAAGGCGCAAGCGTCAGAGGCGCTTGACCACTTAGGGACCAGTGTCAAAACGCTCTATGAGGAGTTTGGCAAGCTTCTCCACCTGCTTGGTGGTAGCGAATTGATTCATACGCTTGCCGGTGAGTTCGAGTCGATCGATGCAGCGGTCAAAGGCATCAACAAGGGAATTGAATACCTCAACACCTTGATTGGATACGACCCCAGCAAGAAGACCGGCGACCCCAACAATATCGGCACAAACCGGGCCGGATCGGCCATCAACAAATACCTCAATGACGTTTACGGCCAGGGTGGTGGTGGCAACAAGCCAGCGACCAGTGTGCCATGGACCAGCCGGATTAAGCCGTATGCATCTGGCGGTGTCGTCACCTCGCCGACGCTGGCGATGATCGGCGAGGCCGGGCCCGAGGCCGTGGTGCCGCTTGGTCAGGCGATGGGCGCAGGCGAAGGTGCAGCGCCAGGGCCGGGCGGCTCGACGCAGTACATCGATAAGCCCGATCCGGCGATGGCGGGGCTGTGGCGCGCGCTTTCGCGCAACCGCGGCTACCGGCCGGGGATCGATCCGACCGCCGTGATGGGCGGGCTTCCTGGCGCTGGCGGTGGCGGCGGTTGGGGACCGGGCAGCGGCGGCGGTGGTGGTCGTGGTGGCGGCGGTGGCGGCGGTGGCGGTGGTGGTGGTACCGGTGCGGGCGGTAGTGGCGATGGTGGCACTGGCGCGGGCGGCTCTGGCGAGGACCGCTCATCGCCAGAATGGCTCAAGGGCTCTGAGACTGCTGACTTCAAGAAGCCGCTCGGGCTCTTGACCGAGGATCTCAAGGCGGGTGGTGGGACGTTGCCGGAAGGCTACATTGGAGGTCCCGGCGGCACCGGTGCGGGGCAAACCAGTGCTGGCGGTGCTGGACCCGGCGGCAGCACCAATCTGGCAACGGCGCGCGCCAAATTCTTTAAGGAGCTGGATGCTAATCCGCAGCTGAAGGAAGCGATGCTGCGGGCGACCAACACCGAGTTGCGTGGTCATGCGCAGGGGCCGCTCGAAGCCGCAGCGAACCGCGCCGCCATGACCGGACAGTCGGCATCGAAGATTCTCTATGGTGGTTTTTTCGGGCCGGTGAATCGCGGTCAGACGACGCCGCTCGGCGGTGCTGAGCGGACCGCGGCGCTGGCGGCGTACGAGGCTGTCAGAGGCGGCAGCAATTTGATCGACTACCGCACTGATCAAGGCATGTGGCAGCCGGGGCATTATGAGCACCCTTACGCCAAGCAGGTCGGCGCAGCGGGAGCGCGGCTCGCGAACATCGGTGGCGAGTGGTACAGCGACATGGGGGCAGGCGCTGCCAAATGGGCGCAGCGGATGCGGGCTGGCGACACGACCACGGGCGCTACCGGCGCCGTAGGCGCTGGTGGCTACAAGCCATGGGATCCAGCGCAGGCGACGGCCAGCAATGTTCCGAGCGATATTCTCAAAGAGGCTGCTGCATTGGCGACCATGGGTAGCCCGAGCGCGGTCAAGCGCATGCTGGCGGCGAAGGGCTACCGCATGGACGACAACTGGTGCGGCGACTTCGTTGCCGCGGCCGTGAAGCGGTCCGGCGGCGTGCCTGTGGAAGGCGCGGCGGTGGCTTCCAACTGGCTCAGGTATGGAACAGGCGGCGGCGCACCGCATGCTGGCGACATCGTCGTGCGCAAGAGCAGCCGCTTTGGCGGCGGCGCGCAAGTTGGTCAACCAGGATCGCATGTTGCTATTGCCGAGAGCGTCGATCCGAAGACCGGCAAGTTCACGATGCTCGGCGGCAATCAGGGGCCATGGCGTCGGCAAGAGCGCATCGACCGATACACTTTCCGCCATCCGCCCGGCGAAGGGCAGGCACGTCCTAGTGCGCCAGCCACTCAGACGGCGATCGACTGGACCAAGAGTCCCGGCCATATCGTTGGCGCTGCTGGCAGCGCTACCACTGGTGTCAGCGGTGACATCGGCGAATCCAATCTTCACACTCAGGTGCGTGCGGCACGCGATGAGCTGTCGAAGCCGATCAAGACCAAGATCGAGATTGAGCATCCGTCTCCAGCTCAGCGGCGCTCGTCGACCCGGCATAGCTCGCGGATTGACCGCATGTCGCAGGATGCGGCCGACCGGCGTAACAGTGCAGCTAATCTGGGGTTTGCATAAATGGCGCTCACGACAACCCCTACCACCACCAAGCCGAACTACCAATCGACCAAGCCGGATGGCAGCGGCTGGTATGCGCCGACCACGACCAGCGAGGGCGGCGATATCTCGACGTTGTACCAGTGGGGAACGGTCCAGATTCAGGTCTTTCCCCTCAACATCCATGAGCTGGACCACGAGACCGCATCGGATTGGGCTCACAAGGAAATCGCTGGCGCGGCGATCTATCGTGAGTGGGTTGGCGAGAACGACGAGCAGATTTTTCTACGTGGCAAGATTTTCCCATATCGCATCGGCGGCATGAACGAGCTGGAGCACTTCAACGCCATGCGCCGCGCTGGTGTTGCTCACCAGCTGGTCCGCGGCAACGGCGAGATTCTCGGTTGGTTCATCTGCGAGCGGTTGGTGCGCGCCCATACATTCCTGTCGTCCGAAGGTGTTGGTCAGCAGATCGCGTTCGAGGCGACGATGGCGCGGGTGCCGGTGCCAGAGGCTGACGGCTATCTCAACCAGATCTGGCGCACCACGGGAGCTGGCAGCTGATGGCGATCACCAGCTTCGAGCTATGGAAGGTCGAAAGCGAATACGTCACCGCCGATCTTATTGCGTGGAAACGGTACAGAAACAAAGCGCCGGGCATTGTCGAGCAGATGCTCGACCTCAATCCGCAGCTGGCGTTCGCCCACCGGGTGACGCCGTTCATTCCTGTCGGTACCTACCTTCGCGTTCCCATCGACCCAACCTTGATTGCCGGAAAGCCAATACCGATGGCGCAGGACACGCTGTGGACCGACAAGTTTGGATATCGTCTATGAGGTCATCATGCCAACGCTGAGCGACCCTGCTTTCGGCCAGCTTTACGATCCCTTCATTGGCGATCAGGTTCAGAGCAACCGCTTGCGCGCGTATTGCGCCATCGTCGTCAACGGCCTCAACGTTACCCACAAGCTCGACCCGCATTTGATTCAGGTGCGGGCCATGACCGGCATGAACGTTGCTGATTACCAAGCCGAGATCGAGCTGGACGATCGCGATGGCCGCCTGCCGATTCCGCCGCTCGACTCCAGCCTCAAGATTTTCTTCGGCTGGGTCGGTGAGAGCAGCACAAACATGCTGGTGTGGGACGGTGTCGTGCATGACGTCGAGCACGGCTTTGGCCGCAAGCAGGGTGGCCGCCGCATGTGGATCCACGGCAGGGGCGCCGAGCAATTCCGCGGCGGCAAGGAGCAGAAGAACAGAAGCTGGGGCGAAGGTGCCAAAGAGGGCGAGCAGGGCGAAACGCTTCCGGTTTCGAAGGTGCTCAAGGAGGCCGCACAGAAAGCTGGCCACACCATCGAAGTGCATTCTTTTTTTGATGGGAAGAACCTGCAGCGCGATTACTGGCAGCAAGCCGGTGAGCCGTATTACCACTTCGCCACTCGCTTGGCGAAGGAGATGGGCGCGTTGTTTCGGGTCAAGGGCGGCACCAACGGCGAGTTCACCCAAAACTTCCAGAACGTCGACGGCACCTTTACGCCGTCGGTCGAGGCGGTGTGGGGCAAGAACCTGATCGGCTGGCGATTGAGGCCGTTGTCGGCGGCGTCGATGTGGAAGGAAGCATCGCAGCATTTCTTCGACGTCGGTGCTGGCAAGTGGAACGAGGTGGCCCAGCAGGTCACCCAGAACGCGCCGTTCAACCTCGGTACGTCCAAGTTCAGGTTGCCAGTCCCGGCGCCCAACAAGCAGCAGGCTGGCGGCGACAACGAAGGCGTCGACGAAAGCTTGGGGCAAGAGCAAGGGACCGGCCGTATCGTCATCAACGGCGAGCCGACCGCGCAGGGCAATTGCGCGGTGCAGATCGTCGGTGCTCGGCCCGGGGTCGACGGTGTGTACTGGTGCAAGGTCGCCGAGCACATCTATTCGCGCCAGGGCTACATCACGTGGCTCGACGTGCAGGCCGTGCAGCTCACCGGCATGGACGGCGTCTCCCCGCCCTACACCATGAACGAGAAGTTTCTGCAGAAAGAATTTCCTGGCGGCGTGCCGCTGCCGCCGACGCCACCTGTATTCGGCAACGTTCCATAGGAGCAGCAGCCCATGCCTGATGATCTATCGAAGCGCGCGCACATCAACATTAATCAGCCGCATGATCTGCGCTACTGGGCTGACAAGTTCGGCATCACGCCGGACGAGCTGAGGGCTGTAGTCAACAAGGTCGGCACCTCGGTCAAAGCGGCCGAGCAAGAGCTGGCTGGCCGCGCGTAATCCACAAGGAGAGCAAACACCATGGCTGCTTCGCTTGAAGATCGTGTCCTCGACTTCGGTCTCAATGTCCTCGACACCGAAAGCGCATTCTTGTCGGTCTGTTCGGCTGAGCCGACCACGATCGCGATCGCGGCAACCACCGGCCTGCTTGGCTTCAAGAGCTGGGGCGCTGGCGCGGTGTTCGGCGCGCCATCGGCTGGAACGCCCAACGGGCGCCGGGTGACGGCGACGGCGGTCAGCGACGGCACCATTACCACGTCCGGCACGGCGTCATGGTGGGCGGTCTATGCCGCAGGCACCCTGCACGCGCACGGGACGTTGAGCGCAACCCAAGTGGTCACCGCCGGGAACACCTTCACGCTCACGCCTTTTGACATACGCATACCGTCTCAATGACTTAGCTCAAACTCAATCTGTGACATTCGACCGGCCTTTGAGCCGGTTTTTTTGTGCGTCAGGGACAAGGTCATATGTCGGAACCACAGGTCGAGTATGTCAACGGCGGCGCGGTGTTCGATATCCCCACCATGGGGGTGTTGCCAGGGCCGGGACAGAAGCCCGAGCCACTGCCGACCACGTTCTTCTCCCCGCGCAAGATCGAGGCCCGCCACGGCACCTTCTCGATCTATGACGAGGACGAGCTGGTCGGGCTCTCGCTGGCGACCTATGGCGAATACTCTGAGGGCGAGGTCGTCGTCTTCAAGAAGTGCTTGCGGCCCGGCCATGTTGCCATCGACGTCGGCGCCAACATCGGCGCATTCACGGTGCCGATGGCGAAGCTGGTCGGATGGACCGGGCAAGTGATTGCATTCGAGGCGTCGCCGACCAACGTGCCGCTGCTGATGTCGAACCTCGCCAACAACAATCTGCGGCAGGCGCGGGTGATCCCGTGTGCGGCGAGCGACCATACCGGCACCATCAAGGTGTCAAAGCAGGACGCGTTGCACGCCTACTGCCGCCCTGAGATCAACACTGGCGATTTTGAAATCAACTGCATGACGATCGACAGCCTCGGCCTGCAGCGGCTGCAGTTCATCAAGATCGATGTCGATCGCCATGAGCTGCAGGTGCTGCGCGGCGCCGAGCAGACCATCAAGCGCTGCCGGCCGATCATCTACATCGAGAACGAGGATCCGGACCTGTCCGAAGCGCTGATCGCGCAGCTGGTCGAGTACGGCTATCGCATGTATTGGCACCGGCCGTATCACTTCAATCCCGGCAACTTCCGCGGCGAGAAGCGCAACATCTTCGGCGTGCTGATGTCGATCATGATGCTGTGCGTTCCCGAGGAGGGCGCTAGTGACGGCAAGCCGTGGAGCGTCAACAATCTCGATGAGGTCGCGGACATCCGCCAGGACGATCAGATGTTCGACCGCGAAATCGCCCGGTTCAGCCGGGTGATCGAGCGCGATCCGAACGACCTGATGTCGCGGCTGCTGGTGGCGCATTACGAGCAGCTGATGCAGCGCACCGACAAGGCGGCGGCGCTGATCGAGACCAATCTGCGGATCAATCCAGAGCACAAGCCGACCCTGCACGTGCGAGCGTTGCACGATCTGCAAGCTGGTCGCTGGCGGCAGGGCTGGAAGGGCTACGAGCTGCGCAGTGGCCAGCCGCATCCGCATCTGATCGGGGCAAACCGCGTGCACGATTGCCCGCCGTGGGACGGCACGCCGACGCAAGCGCCGGTGCTGATCTGGTCGGAACAGGGCTATGGCGATACCATCATGTTTGCGCGGTTCATGCGCTACGTGTTGCAGCGTGCGCCGAACGCTGTTCTTGAGGTGCAGCCCGAGCTTTACGAGCTGTTCGAGGATTCGCGCGGTCTGCTCGGCCTGCCGCAGTACGCAATCCACCGGCTGCGGCGATCGCTGCCGCGCTATGGTTTCCACCTGCCGTTGCCGTCGGTGCCGAGCGTGCTTGATGCCGACGAGGATCTCATTCGGATTGATGCGCCCTATCTCAAGGTCGATCCGATGCTGGTCGACAACTGGCGCGGCCAGGGCAACCATTCGTTTGCGTTCGGTCGCCACCCGATGAACGAGGCGAGGATCGGGCTGTGCGGCGTCGGCAGCGCCACCAGCGAGCGGCCCTACACCCGCGACATTCCGCAGAAGCTGCTGGCGCCACTGGTCAAGAAGCACGGGCCGTTTTTCTCGCTGGAGAACACCGGGCAGTTTGAAAGCTTCGCCACCACCGCGGCGGCGATCAAGGCGCTTGATCTCGTCATCACCGTCGACACCGTGATTGCGCATCTTGCCGGAGCGCTCGGCGTGCCGACGTGGCTGTTGCTTTCCTACGATCCTGACTTCCGGTGGGGGCTCAGCGGCGAAACCACGATCTGGTATCCGCGAATGAAGATCTTCCGGCAGCCGCGTTTCCGCGACTGGCCAGCGGTGATTGACGCGGTGTCGGCCGCGCTGGAGGGATGATGTCCGCATTCGTCGATCTGGTTCAGTTCAGTACGCCAACGACGGGCACCGGTTCGCTCACCGTTGGGCTGCCGCTCACCGGCAAGCGGACGCCGTCGCAAGCTGGCGTCGCTGACGGCACCGAGGTTTCCTATTCCATCATCGACGGATCGAACTACGAGTACGGGCGCGGCATCATTGGCAGCGGTGGCACGGTGATGACGCGGGGCCCGATCGGGTCCAGCAACAGCAACGCAGCGATCGTGCTCTCAGGTGCCGCGCGGGTGGCGTTCGTGCTGCTCGCCGAGGATCTCACCAGCCTGTCGTCGTCGGTGATGGCGTTCAACACCAAGGCCGACTTTCTGGCGTCAGGCACCATTCCGGCCAATGTCACCGAGGTCCGCATCCGCAACATGATGGGGACGTGGCCGCCGCCGGCATACCAAGAGGCAGTGCCACTAAGCTTCAAGCCGGTGGCATCGACGCTCGGGCTGTACGGCGAGGTCACGGTCGGCGGGCAGCTGTTCGCGCCGATGTACTCGACCAGTCCGGTCAACGCCGGTGAGTTCGGCATGGTGCCGGACGGCGCCCAGACGATGGACTGGGGTGTTGGCATCATCACGGCGACGGCTAACGGCACCACGGTGATAACCACTTCGGACACCACCGGTGTGGTGTCCGGCATGCACATCGGCAACTTCAACTGGGCGAGCATGGGTGCCAACGCGATGGCGACCGACGCCACCGTTGTCAGCGTTGTCACCAACACCAGCATCACGGTCTCGCGCGCCGTTCCGGCTGGCACTAACCTGAAGTTCTTGTGCTGGCGCGATACAGTGACCGGCACCGATAATGCGCCGATGCTGCAGGCTGCCGTCGACTTCGCGCTGCAGAATTACCACAACGTGGTGAGAGTGCCAGATGGGCCGTTCAGGCTCGATGAGACTATCCATCTCGGCTGGAATGGTCTCACTTCACTGCAACTGGTTGCTGCCAATTTACGTGGCAGCTACGTTGGCGGTGGCACCCTGCTGATCCCGTCGAAGACCGATCGGCCCTGCATCAATTTCATGGGCATGCGGATGGGGCTGCTTCGCGGCTTCCGCATCAAGGGCAGAAATTTCCTGTGGGCTACTCAGACCCAAACAGGTCTCGTCCCGTATCCGCTCTCGCCGAATCGCGACGATTGGCTGGCGCCGGGATTGACGCCGTCGGGATCAAATCCCGGCGGACTGCAGCAGCACTCGCCCTACGCTGGCGTGACCATCGACGCCTACTGCGGGTCTCAGCCGACCGACCACTACCCTGACCGCATCTACCCTGCATGGACGGGACGAACCACGCAGTATGGTGACGGGGCGTCGTCTGACGTGACGATCGAAGAATGCAGCATCGAGGGCTTCGGCGTCGGCATCTGCGTCAAGCCCAACGCCGACGGCAACGCCGACTTCACCCGCATCCGCAACAACAATCTGTGGGGGAACGTCTATCACATCGCGGTGTGCCACACGCAGTCGCGCAACGTCGAGCTACGCAACAACAATTTCAATGTGAGTCACACCTTCCTAACTAACACCCATTTCGGTGTCGCGAACGGTATCCTTGGTGGGCCGATCGACAACTGCTCGGGCGGCGCTTCCTATCAGATTTTCGATATCGGAATGTCTTCCGGTCCGCTGGTGATCAACCAGCTCTACTGCGAGTCGACGGTCCGTCTTGGCACGTTAATGGCTGGCTCACCGGTAGGTAGCAGCGTCGTCTTCACCGGTGGGCTGATCGATCTTCAGGATGGCGTGCAGAATTTCATACCACCATCGATCCTCACGTCCACTTCCTACACTTCGATCACTTTCATCGGCACGACTTGGGTTGGCCATTCCCGCATCTCAACTCTCGCTGCCCAAGGCGCGGCGCTGTCGTTCCGCGGTGGCTTGCAGTACGGGGCGACGCAGAATTTTTCAACGCCAGCCTTGAGGCAGGCCATCAACTACTGCGGTGGCATGCTGTTGGGCGGTGGCCGCTTCAACAGCACCATTGGCAACTATGCCAACTTTAATGACGTCTCCCACGCCAGTGAGGCGATGCGATCAAGCTATTATCCCGCGGATGGCGGAAGCGTTCAGTTCTTCAACAAGGACGAAGTTTCTATTGCGACCGGTTTTCGGACGCCGATGTCCCAATATGTCAAGCGTTACGTCGACAGCCAGGGTCGCGAGTGGCAGATCACGGTGCCGTCGGAAGCGCTCATCGCGATGACTGACAGCGGCGCGACGCCAGTAGCTCCATCCTACGCTGGTGACGTGATGACGTTCGGCTATTTCGGCGCCTATCAGACTTCGGTCGGTGCGATGTACCGGATCGATGTCGGCGACATTCTCTACCATATCAATACCGGCACGAGCTTTGTCGTCACCGCTGTGGCTGGCCCGACCGGTGCAGACAATCACTATGTCATCACGACCCAGCAGCAGAACAACATCAGGACGGTGGGTGGCTACGGCTCTGACGCCTACAACTTCCTTTCCAACGCGAACACCGATCTCGCGCTGTCGGGATACACTGTCCTCGTCAAGACCGGCGCGGTGATCCCGCTCAAGCTGTTCTTCGGCACCTTCGAGAAGGGCAGCACCAGCGTCACTAACGTCAATCTTGGCGACGGCAACGGCGGCGAGCTTGCCACCTACTACGCGGCGGGCGACCCGTTCTTCTCGCCGCGCTACAATGCGGGCGACGACGCGCGATGGCCGATCGCTGACGGGACCCGGATCGCTTCCGTAACTGCCGGGGCGGTGGGCTCGCCGGGGACGATCACGCTCGACACGCCAGCGATATGCAGCGGTGTGTTTCCGATCTTCCCGTACGAGCTCAGGGGCAGTGGTGGCGGTGCATCATCGTCATTGATGGCATCGACCTTTGACACGCGAACCGTGGCGATGGCCGCAAACATCGCGCCCTCTCTCAACGCGATCCACACCTCTGGCTACCGCACCGTCGGTGACGGCGGCGGCGCGAACTACAAGAGGGTCTCCTCGATCAACCCGTCCAAGGCGCCCTACTCATTCACCAGCGCCGATGGCGCGCACTGGGAGTACATCCCGGAGGCGATCGGCTGGAACGCCAAGGTGGCGGGCGTCTACGCTGATCAGTCCACTGACGACTCGGCTACCCTGAACGCCGCGCTTCTGCCGTTCCAGGACCCCGGCACCATCCTGAACGGCGGTAGCCTAACGGCGACGCTGCTGCTGCCACCTTCTGTCATGATGTTGAAGCACCCAGTGATCCTGTGCGGCAACAACGGCATCAGCATCAAGATACTCGGCCAGTCTCAATCAGCATCCGGCGGTACGGTCAGCAGCTGCTTCGCGTGGCAGGGGTCTGGCTACCCATCGATGTTCATCATCTATGGCGCCAACCAGATCATCATCGAAGCCGTCAACTTTGTCTCCATCGGCATGGACTACACGACCTTCAGCGACCTCGTGAACACGGTCCACATCACCGCCGACAACACGATGAACAACTTCGGGGCAATCCATCTTGCCGCCGCGGTGACGGCTGGTACGAATCGGACCTTCACCTGCGATATGATGATCAACGACCACCCGTGGACGTCTCCTGGCGTGCAACCGGGTGCAAGTGTCGGCGTTGGTCTCGGCACCGCCGCGTTCGAGATTGTCTATGTGAAGGCGATCGTCAGCCAATATGCATTCGTTGCCGACTGCGTCAACGACCATGCTGTGGGCGAGAAGGTCGGCGGCGGGACGCCGTGCAACAACATCACTTTCAACAGGTGCGTGTTTGCGACTGGGGTGTTAGCTCATAACAGTACTGCTGTATTGTGCGGCAACCAAATACAGCAGACAGTTCAAGCGGCTCAGATCATTTTTGACTCCTGCGAGGTGCTGGGCGGCATCAAGAATGCGACGGTGACCATCGCCGCTGGCAATCCCCTCGTCGTAACCGACACGGCCCACGGGCTGACCATGGGTCGTGCCGTGAAGATCGACGATGCCAACTCTGGCCTGACATACTATGCCATCCCGATTGATGCCGACCACTATCACCTCGCTCTCCCGGTCTACAACTTCCAGTTCCCGACCATCACTGACGCGTTCGCGACGTTGATGCCCAACGCTAGTCCCGGCGTGGTTCACTGGCCCGGGCATGGACTAGCGGCTAATACTCCGGTGGTGTTTCAGACTGACGGATCGCTGCCATCGACCATCGTCGGTGGGCCGCTGTACTCGACCGATATTACCCACGGCAATAATTACTACGTCAGCGCCACTGGACTCGCTACCGACACGTTCCAGGTGTCGGCGACGCCCGGCGGCGCCAGCATCAACTTCACTGGCACGCAATATGGCAATCATAAAGTCTTTGCCGGTAAGGTGCCGCTTGTTGGCACCACGAGGTCGGGAACCACAGTTCGGTCGATCAAGGGCCACTCCGGTTTCAGAACCATCGTCGGTGGCAACATCAAGAATTTCTTCATCTTCAACACTGTGTTCGGACACTTGGACTACGGCTTTGATGGTGACCCAGTGTCGGGGAGCTGCGAGCTGTTCTTCCCATCTTTCGCTGGCGACACGCTCTCTGACATCCGTGCCAATGGTGCATCGAACATCCACATCACGTCCGCGGAGACAGAGAGCTGCGGCATGTTCTTAACGGCCGTTGGTGGCGCCGGGCAGATCAATGCGACGCTGGTGCAGAACTCTTATCAGTGCACAATGCCAGCCGATGGTGTTGTCATCCAGTGGCCGGGCAATCTGACCATGATCAACAACGTTTTCATGAATGGGGCACGAGACGCTTGCTTTCTTGAGAACCCAGCCGTTGGAATGTCACCAAAAATAGTTTGCACTGATATTTCCAGTTTGAACTCGCATCCAGTTATTCCAATCACCGCATCTATATCGACGACGGGAGGGGTGTCGACTCTCAACGTCACGGCGGTCGCTGCTGGCTTCCCGGGGTTCGGTCCTACGTGGCAGATCAGGTTCTACAGGTCTCCTGGGTCAGGGAACTCGATGGAGACCGCCCAGATTTCCAACTACGGAACTGGGAGCGGAGGGGTTGGGACATACACTCTCGACCGGGACATGGGCACTGTATCGTCCAAGGGGATGACGGTCGTGCAGATACTAGGCGCGCAGGAGCCTGGAGGGGTGACGTCCATCGGCAATTCCTTTGCGAACACCGGTGGAACGCAGGGTGTGCCGGTCTACTACGATGGCTCCATGAATCCCTACGATCCCAATGATGAGTTCCCCACATCGACATTCCCTCACTCCAAGTGGGCTGTGCAGCAGATCAACGACTACGGAGACACCGGTAAAATTCCTACATCGTTCGGTGCTCTTCAGACCCTCTCGACTGGCCTGGGACAGAATGTTCAGGGCAGCGGGCTGATAGCGCACTCGCAGGGCATCCTGACCGATGGCGTCACATCCATAACAATACCGTTCACCTCCATCAATTCCGCCGGGGTCACAACCGTTGATATCTCACTGGGCGCCATACCCATGCGCTCGAAGATCACCGGTATCGTTGCCGATGTGGCACGAGTGTTCACCGGCGCGGGCACCTGCACGATGCAGGTCGGCACCACTTCGGGTGGAACCGATCTGCTCAAGGCGTTCGACTGCACGACCGTAGTGAGGGGCGGCACGAAGGGTAACGTCAAGGGTATCGCCGATGCCGACTACGGGGTTAACCTCGCCAAGGCGACGATGCCCACTGCAGATGGATTCTGCCCGGGATGGGACGGGCCGACTGGTACTATGCAGATGAGCGTTCGATTCATTGGGGCGACTGCCCTTACCGGACTGACTGACGGGTCGGTGACCATCTACATCTCGACGCGGCGGTATCACTGATGACAGCACTGTTCAATCTCGTCGAGTTCTCGACGCCGACCACCGGCACCGGCACCATCACCGTCGGCGCGGCGATTCCGGGGCGGCGCACGCCCGCGCAGGCTTCGGTCCCCGATGGCTCGTCGGTGTCCTACTCGATCTCTGACGGCACCGCTTACGAGTACGGCCACGGCACCATCGGTGGCAGCGGCACCACGCTGACGCGCGGCCCGCTCGGGTCGAGCAGCGGCGGCGCCGCGCTCGCGCTCTCCGGCAATGCCCGGGTTGCTCTCGTGCTCCTGGCCGAGGATCTTGCTAGCCTGTCGTCGGGAACCAATCTGCTCACCCAGCTCGACCACGCCGACTACAACATCACGAGTCCTGACGCTTGGGTGTATCACGCACCAACGTGGTTTCGTGATGTGCCTGTATCGATTGGCAATCAGGCGCCGCAGTCCGCCGTCAGGCTGCACATGCAGTCTGCCCTTTATAATCCTACAGATTGGACCACGGCCCAGTATCTTCTCGTCGTCCCCTACATTGATACGGTTTGCAACGCCGGTGTCACTGGTGGATCTTTCGGCATCAATCCCGGAGGCGATTACAACTACCAGCAAGGTTTGACCGCGCTTCAAGGTCAGGTTCAACCGGGAGGTACCGGGATTGTCTTCACTGCGTACGGAGTCATAGGCACTATTTACAATACTGGCGCGGGCAGGATTGTTCAGGCGTGGGCCACGCAAGGCGGCATACAGAACCTCAATGCCAGCGGCACCATTGACGACGCCCGCTGCCTTTATGCTGCTACTGGATTCAACCAAGGCGGTGCGATCACGAACTGGTACGGCGTCTATGTCGATCCGCCGCCTGCCCCCAACGCACCGACCAACTCATGGGGGGTCTACGTTGCCGGTGATACGCCAAGCTGGTTCGGCGGGCAGGTCAGGACATCGCCAAGCACGGCGGCGCGATCGGGGATCAGCATTCCTTCGGGTGCGGCGCCGACGTCACCGGTTGATGGCGACGTGTGGAATGACGGTGCTGCCATCAACGTTCGGATCGGTAGTGCGACGCAGGTGCTCGGTGTTAGGAAGCAGCGCGCGGTGACGGCGTCACCGATTGTCGTCAACCCAACCGACAATATCATCAACTGCAACATTGCTGGGACTGCTTCTTGCACGCTGCCGCTGGCGTCGAGCCGGTCCGGCAGACCGGTGACGTTCAAGGACTTGGGGCAAGCAGCGGCTCACCCGATTACGATCACCACCACGTCGCCGGACCTTATCGACGGGCTGCCAAGTTTTGTCCTCAGCAACAATTATGCAGCCATCACGCTCGTGCCTTTCAATGACGGCGTGAACGCTGGATGGAGCATCCAATGAGACGTTCCCTGCTCGCGGCGCTGCTCGCGCTGTTCGTCATTCCTGCGGCTGCGCAGACTTTTCCCGGTCAGGTCCCGCCATTCAGCATCTTCTGCAATCCGACAGGTACCCCAGCGGCGCTGCAACCATGTCCGGCAACGGCTACGCAGTCTCCCTTGCAGGTAACCGGGACGGCGCCGCCAACGCTGTCGCTTGATCTCTCGCAGCCGTTTCACTTCACCAATGGGACAGCATCGACGTCGCCAACAACCGGGGCCGTCATCATCGATCAGGGGCTCGGAGTTGGTGACAGGATCAATGTCGGTGGGTCCAGCACCCAGCCAAGCGTGATTTCGAACGGATGGCAGCAAGTCTTGGTGCTGACGTCTCCGCAGGCTGACACCTATTTTTCGATGGCAAACGCTCCCTTTGGGACCTTCGGCTACATAGGAAGTGGTGGAGCGCTCGTTACTGGCTCATACGGCACTGATCTAGCGTTCCGTAGTAATGGCCAACTTGCTTTTGGCACTGGTGGCCCAAATCTGGCTTTGACCTTAGATACTTCTCAATCGGCTCATTTTGTGGGCCAACTCTTCGTTCCGGCCATGACTCAGACGGCAGCGGCTCAGCTCGGCACGGTTTGTTTCGGCACCAGCGGTGCCATCACTTACGATGCGACGCTTGGGTGTCTCACCTCGACCGCCAGGGTCAAGCACGACATCGCACCGCTCGGTGGCTCCCTGGACCGCATCGCTGCGCTGCAGCCCAAGACGTTTGTGCGGAACGATGATGTTTCCAATCGTCAGCAGATCGGGCTGATCGCCGAGGATGTTGAAGCCGTCGAGTCCAGGTTGGTCGCGTATGATACTGAGGGAAAACCCAGAGGGTGGTCGCAACCTGGGATGATCGCCGAGCTGGTTGGTGCAGTAAGGGAGCTGAAATCCCGGCTCGAAAAGCTGGAGGTGTGCCGATGAAACACCTGCTCGCGCTGGCGTGCCTTGTCATCCCAACATCCGGCGCTTTCGGGCAGTCGTTCGGAACGCTGTCAGCAATACCGTCGGGGACCAACATTGCATTGTCCTGGGGATCGTCACCGTCCGGGACCAACACGGTGCAGCGCTCGGCGTTCGGTGTGCCGGGTTCCACCACTACGATCGGCACGACAGCGGGCGCGACGTTCACCGACACAACGGCGGTCGTGAATACGGTTTACGTCTATCAGGTCGTGAATGGCGCGAGTCAAACCAACCCAATGCGTGCCGCGATCTCGGACATGACATTGCCATTCAATTGTCCGCCGATGCAGCAAATCCCGGCGCCTAAGCTCGGGGTGGACCGGACGGAATCATTCGAAGCGGCCAATGGTGACACGATATCGTTCACGGTCCAGGTCCCTGTCACCACGTCAACGGTAATGCTGTCGCCCTGCAATGGCGCGGTAGGGTGTAGTGACTTCACCAACATAGACAATGCCCTGAAGGTTGCCGGCACCGCGGTGCATCTCGCTGCTGGCGATTATCATCTGAACAATCCGTCGTGGAGCACCAGTACGTTCAATTACAACATTATGATGACCGCCAATGACACCTCGTTGATCGGTGACGCTGGTCACACCACCGATGCCAAGGGGCACATCATTCCGCTGACCCGCGTCCTCTTCAATCAGACGCCGTCGACGATTGGGGCTGTTCAGGGACTTGTGGTCGGTCTCACCAACCGGACCCTCGTGAGGGACATTCAGTTCGACCGGGACTTTCGCGCCGCAATCCCCGGAGTTGTTCACAATGTGGTTGGCGCAACGTTCACCGGCACCATTGCTGCCGGTGGGCCGCCTAATGCTGGCAGCGGCATCCTGACAGTGTCCAGTGTGACGAGCGGCGCGCTTGCCAACGATCAGTACATCTATGATGCGTCAGGAGCGATTGGCAGCTGGGCTCGTATCTATCCCGGGGGAACGGGGACCGGCGGAACGGGGACCTATAATCTCACCTATGGAATAAACCCATCAACGAATGTATCGACGCCTACGGTGATGACAGCTGTTTCATCGCAGCGGTTCACGGTCAACAATCCTTCTTACTACATTCCCGATCCGACCAACCCGCCTACGCTCAAGACATTGGACGGCTACCGTCTGTCCAACTACACCTATGACTTTCGTGGTGGCGCTCGTGTTGGGATTGTACCTACTGCGACAGGACCAAATGGCACCGGGTTCAATTCCAACTTCGCCTCGGATGGATTGTACTATTACAATTTGTCAGGTGGTTTCAATCTGCCGGATGGGACCGAAGCTGTTCTGTTCGTCAAGACTGCCGGATGCATCGATATCGGCTCGGCCGCGACCAACTCCACGTTCGAGAATGTTGCCTGCTATGGTGGTGGAGGAACCGGGCTCATAGTTGGTTCGCAGTCTTCGAATGTGAGGCTGAGTAATATCGCACTGACCCGGAAGCCGGATTCTGCCCTCGCATCTGGGGAGCAGCCGCGTTACGTCTCGTTCGTTGGCGATTCCGATTCGGCGTTCAATTACGGAAACATTCTGATCGAGAACAGCGACTTTGGTTTCCAAGATGATGACGATTTCTGGATGCGTGGGCTCATGGTGAAGAACCTGACGTCTCTTACGTCAACCACCGGCTTCACGCTGGACACGACATTTCAATATCCGATGACGACAGGGGTCGGCAACACGATCAAGTTCATCGATCCGAACACCTATGCAGAGATCGGCAGAACGATCGGATCATTCTCCCAGTCGTATAATGCGGGGACTGGCATATGGACCTGGACCGTGACCTATCCATCAGTCCCGGAGCTAACCCCGTACATTGGGCTTACCGGCACACAGCTTCCGGCGATAGCGTTCCCGGGGCTGTCTTCTCCGAATGTCATCATCCGTGACTCGTGCTTCCATGACAACCATGGACGTATTCTTGCTTACAATGAAAACGTCCTTATCGAGAACAATGTGTTTGGCAATAATTATTATGGGCCGATTGAAATGAGCTGGAGTTTCAACACTCCGTCTCTGGAGACCCTTGCCGGCTCAGGTTCAAGCAACATCATTGTCCGCAACAATTCAATCGTGGGGGTAGGAGGCGGCGACTTCTCGCATGTCTGGGACCCGTTATCTATCTCTAACGGGGCAGGTGCGTCGGGGTGGAACGGAGCGGCCATCTTCGTGTGGGGCACCACTCAAGATGGCGGGTTCTCGCCATCCGGTTTCCCGTTCAAAAATTTGCAGATATCCAACAACTTCATAACCAACGCCGCTGGCTTATGCATAACGCTGATCAGCGCTGACACCGCATCAGTGACTGGGAACGATTGCGTTAACAACAACACCGAGCCGTTCATAGCTGGGTTCGATACAACGTACTGCGGGACGCACTCGCAGGGCGGGCAAGCCGATGGGGCTGGCCAGCCTTGGTGCCTTTCGAAGACAGCATCTCAACAATCGATCTTCGTGGCCCACTCCAAGAATGTGGACACGACGTCAACCCCGAACACGTTTGCTGGAAGCACGGTAGGAGGGGTGTTTACGGCTGATACGACATTGTCGGTGCCGTCGAATTACATCTTCATGATGTTCCGTTGAGGATGGGTGGGCCTGGGACATGGCCGCTGTCTTCACCAGCCTCGGCACCAACAATAACAACAGCGGCGCCACGCTAGCCATCACTGGCGTCACCGTCCCGGCTGGCGCCCACATCGTTGTTTTTATCTATGAGCGAAACACCAGTGCCGTAGCGGGCACCGTTACCGATGGCGTGAACGCTGGCAACTATACCAGCGATGCCACGCTCAGGGCCAATCCCAACGCACTGACTGCCAACGGCTATGCGCAGATTCACTATCGGCGCAATTCGGCAGCACTGACCGGCGCAACGCTCACCTATAACAAGCAGGCCAGCGGCCGCTGCGTGATGTCGGCGGCGTACATCACCGGCGTCAAGGACGTGGCGCCGACGGTCAGCGTCAACGCGACCGGGACTGGAACGACACCGTCGGTGGCCTCGGGAGTTATTCCCGATGTTCTCACCGCGCTGCTTGGCGGTGCTGCTATCGCTGGGGCGGCGACCGCCGACACCTTCACGATCACCGGCAACCTGACCGCGACGCCGCCGTTTACCGATGCGACCAACTCCGGGTTTGCGCGCGTTCGCGGCGGCAATCTAGCCTCAACCACCACAGCGTCGAAGATCTTCAGCGCCACCATCGCCACCAATCCGTGGGCCGCCTTCATGGTGGGGTGGCCGGTGGCGCCAGATGTGCTGGGCGCTGGCGCTTTTGCAACCGCTGCCCTTGGGCTCGGCGCCCCGGTGTTTGCACAGCGCTACGGGATGACGGCGATCGGCTTTGCCGTGCCGCCGCCCGTCCTCGGCGGTCCGACGCTGCTGCCGACGGTCAAGCTGACGGCGGTGTCGGTGCTGGCGACGGCCTCGCCCGTCATTGGCACCCCGGCGCTGAGGCAGCGGCATGCTGTAGCCACCCCCGGGTTGACGGTCGGCCACCCGGCTTTTGCCGTGCCGGTGCTGGCCAAGAGCACCAAGGCAGCCCTGGCGGCGGTGCCCGTGGCCGCGGGCCAGCCCGTCATCGGCGGCCCGGTCATGGGGCGAGCGGCCGTCTTCCCGGGGAAGACGTCGCTGGCGCTGGGCTCGCCAGCCATGGGTTCCAGCGCGGTCGGCGCCGTGGCGGCGCCCGAGGTCGTGGCGGTGTCGCCTGCCCTCGCTTCGGCGGCCGACGCCCCGATCGGGGCCCTGGCGCTTGGTGACGTCACCGGCTTTGTGGTCGGCGACCAGATCGAGCCGCTGCCGCTGATACCGGCCTCGCCGGCGCTGGATAGCCCGGCGCTAGGCCAGCACCACTACATCACCGCGATCTCGCTGGCACCCACCGCCCTGGCGATAGGAAGCCCAAGGGTAGGCGGAAAGCAGACCCTTCCCTCGCCGCTCGGGTTCTCGGTTGGCTCACCCGTGCTCGGCACACCGTCGACGGCACCGGTCCAGCACCTCACCGCCTTCGACCTCTCGCTCGGGCGCCCCGACATCGCTCCGGTTGCACCGGTGCTGACGGTCACCCCGAAGTTTACTGCCATCGGCTTCGCGGTGGCCCCGCCGGTCATTGACCGGCCATCGCTGCTGCTGCCCTACGTGGCGCCAATCCCGCTGACGGTCGGGCCGCCCACCTTCACGGCGCCGACGCTGCGGCAGCACCACTACATGCTGGCGTTCGACAAGGTGGTGGCGCCGCCCGCGCTCGGGCAGCCGGCACTGGCCCGGCTGGTCTACGGCATGACCGCCATCGACGTGGCGGTGTTGCCGCCCGCGCTTGGTACCCCGGCCATGAAACGGGTGGTGGGGCTGTCGGCGCAGCCGCTGACGGTGGGGTCGCCGGTGCTGGGGCGGCCGCTCGAAGCGCGCTTCATGTACGCCATGACGGCGCAGTCGTTGGCGCCGACGGTCGGCCCGGTTCTGGGAAGCCCGCTGGTGGGCACCAACCCGGTGTTTCACCCGCTGTCGATCCTGATCGCCCGGCCGGACCTTGGCGGGCCGACGATGACGCAGGTGCAGCGGATCAGGTCGGCCAATCTCACCGTGCATTCGCCCGAGTTCGGTGGGCCGCCAAACCTGCCCCCGCTGCCGGTGTTCTTCGCGTTCGATCAGAACCCCGAGGTCATCTGTCTCGTCGACCGCGATGATCCGACCTCGATGCCGTCGATCCACGCCAACTACAACGCCTTCTTCGAGCTGGAGTGCTGGCCGGGGCCGAATCTCGTCGGCCGCACCGATCCCGGCCGTGGCCCGGCGCAGATCATCTGGGCGCAGCCACCGCTCGCCCTGGCCGAGCAAAAGCTCGGCCTTGATCTCGCCAATCCGCTGGTGGTCGAGCCGGATGGATCGCTGGCGGTCGAGATCAAGGCGCCGCTCGTCATCGACGGCGACGGCAGCCTCGTCATCGATCAGGATGCGCTGCTCGGCAAGATCAACGAGGCGCTGTTCGGTATCAGCGGCGCGGCGGCCACCACCACCACCACGCTCGGCGGCATCGCGCGTGACATTGCCGAGCTAAAGGGCCGCATGGACGCGGTCGAGAAGCGCGCTTCGGCCAACTCCTCGCAGATCAGCTTTCAGAAGATCGAGATCAGTGACCTGCAGGCGCAGGTGAGCTACACATATCAGGCGACGGTTAACTGGGCTGCTTCATTCCCGCCCGGCACCAATGTTGACGGCACCACCGACTGGTCAGGTGTTCTGGCTGCGCGGGCGGGAGCGTTCGGCGCCTATCCGACGACGCGTAGTCTCTCCATCATACCGACCTACAACGTTAACTTCATCCTCGGGCCGCCATCGTTTGGCGTGCCGGTCATGAAGGTCGGCGCGCGCGTTCCCAATTTCACCGTCGCATCGCCAGAAATCGGCAAGCCGCTGATGACGACGCCGCTGCCCAAGCCGCTCGGTGTCACGGTGTTTCCGCCGTCGTTCCAGAATCCGCGCTGCCAAGTCCTTCACTTCTGACATGAGCGGCACCACCCCATCGCCCTGACATTGGGGATTCCGTTCATCAGCCGACCCGGCCCGAACACACCCGGGTCGGCGCCCTTTCCATGGAGCAAGCATGGCACAGCTGGTGCATCACAACGACCTCGAACGATTCGCTGGCGATGACTGGTCGATCGTGTGCGGCCTGCTCGATGACGATTCCTCGCCGCTCGACCTAACCGGTGCCGACAACATTCAATGGATGCTGCTCGGGCCCGACGGTCTGCCAGCGATCCCACAGCTCAGCGCCACCATCGTCGTCGCTGACGATCCCACGACCGGCATGGTGACTGTAAAGCTGCCGCACGTCGTCACCGTCGATCTCGGGCCCGGTCGTTATCTCGATGCGCTGCGGGTGATCCTGACCGGTCTGCGTCAGACGACGGTGTATGGGACCATTCTCGTCAACGCCAACCGCTTCGCCGCGGTCGACACGCCGCTGTCGCTGGCGCCGAAAGTGTTCGCTCTCGGCCTGTCGTTAGGAAAGCCGCGGCCGTGAATCCCGGCGTGACCGAAGAGACTGGTCAGACCGCGCGCAGTGTCGTCGACGCGCTCAAGGCGCAACCGCTTGTTCTGGTGCTGCTGCTGATCAACATCCTGTTCGTTGCCATGCTGTGGTTTGGCATGCACGAGCAGGCGGTTCGCAAGGACAAGCTGATCGAAGAGCTGACGCATTATTTGGCGGCGTGCCCGGCAGCGGTGCTGCCGCAGAAGGAGTGAGGCAATTGAGATACCTGACAAGTGCGATCGTGGGCGCCTGTCTTGCGTCCTTCCCGGCCAATGCTCAGAACCACGGCGCGGTTCACCTCGTCGTTGGTCAGATCCTCGTGGGTACCGTCGCGACACAGGTCGTTCCGCTGCGTGAGTACCGTATCCGCGTCACGCTTACCAACGGCACCAACAACAACGTGTGGTGCGGTCCCGATAGCACCGTGACGGCCACGACAGGCGACGTGCTGCAGGGGACCACCAACCAGGGCATCGGATCGCACAAGGATATCGATTACCAGGGCGACATCTGGTGCGTAGCGACCAATCCCAGCGTCATCTCATTTTCTGAAATATACTAAAAGGAGTGAACGCCATGCTCGTTTCCCCAAGCTCTTCGTGGCGTGGTACCGACGGCCGCGGCATGACCGTCGAGGAATTCGAGAAGTACGTTGCCGACCTCAAGCTCGCCGACTGGCACCCCGATTTCGTGGTGTTGCATAACACCGCGGCACCGAGCAGCAAGCAGTGGCAGTCGTCGCCGATCCAGCAGCGGCTACGCAATCTCACCGACTACTATCGCGGTCTTGGCTGGCACGCCGGACCGCACATGTTCATCGATGACACCACGATCTGGCTGTTCACCCCGCTGACCGAGAAGGGCGTGCACTCACCGAGCTGGAACGGTGTCGCCTGGGGCATCGAGATGGTCGGCGATTACGACGTGGAATCGTTTGAATCCGGGTTCGGTCTCGGCGTCCGCCACAACGCCGAGGGCGCAATCGCCGCGCTCTTGAAGAAGCTCGGCAAGCCGTGCAACTCGACGAACCTGCGGCTGCACAAAGAGGACAGCAAGACGACCCACGACTGCCCCGGCAAGCATGTCGTGAAGGCCACGGTGATTTCTGAGGTGCAGGCGCGGATGGCCTCGCCGGTGCCACCGCCGCCCGACGAGCTGGGCGCCGATCGCTTCCGCGTCTACATGACCGAATTCGGTGGCAAGGGCGACGCACAGGACTCGGCCTATGGCGGCGTCGTCAACCCGAGCGCGTTCCAGTCCTCATTGCCGTGCAAGATCACCAACGAGCAGCAGCGCACTATCACGATCTACTACCGGGGCAAGGAGTGCATCTCGCGCATCAACGATGTCGGTCCGTGGAACATCCGGGATGATTACTGGAACGGCACCGGCGTGCCGAAGGCGGTGAAGCAGAAGGCCGAGGGCACCAGAGCCGACAACCGCATGGTGCCGACCAATCCTGCCGGATTGGATTCAACGCCCGCGGTGTTCGACGAGCTGGGCATTGCGGGCAAGGAAGGCACGCGGTCGGCGACCGTCGAGTGGGAATTCGTCAAGCCGCCGCTTGATGAGGTCGCCGAGGGCGAGCATCCCGTGCCGCCGCCCGATCCGCCGCCGCCGCCGCCATCGACCGAAACCGTGGCTTGGATCAAGCAGCTGCTGGAATGGTTCGGCGGTCTCAAGCGGACGTGATGGTGAAGCCATGAATGCCGGGATCACCGAAGAGGTCGGCTCGACGGCGCGTGGTGTCATCGATGCGCTGCGGGTGCAACCGCTGTCGATCGTGCTGATCATTCTGGTTGGCGTGATCATGACCTATGTGTTCTACATCCAGACACGCCAGCTCGACACGCGCGATCGCAACCTGCAGCAGCTGTTCGAGTCGCAGAAGGACATCTTGGAGCAGTGGCGGCAGGTCTTTAACTATCAGCAAGACAACATGCGCTCGATCGTCAAGGATCAGGGTCAGCTGACCGAAAAGATGATGGTGTGCATCACCCCGGAAGTCTTGAGGGCGATCGACGAGCAGAAGGCACGGGGATTGCCGCTACCGCCGGCACAGCAGCCGCCGTTCCGGCTTCAGTCGGATCAGTCTGTGCCGATCATACCGCCGCTGTTGCCGACCAATCCGGAGTCACCGAAGCCTTAGCGGTTTGACGCTGCAGCGCTGATCAGCTAAAGCCAGCTTCGTGGATCAGGTCTTCGGATCAGGTCATTGGGAAACTGAAAACCCCGCCGTCATTGGCGGGGTCTTTTTTATGTGTGTCCGGCGATGCTGGGGTAGATCCTGTCGATCTCACCGCCTCTGATGAACTCGACCACCATCAAGACGATCCCGAGGCGATCCGCAACGCGCTGGGCGTAGGGCCGCAGCTCATTGAGCAGCACGCGGTCTGACGCGATCAGGGGCAATCTGATTCCTTCCAACGGGTACGCCACCACGCCCTCGCTGCCGTCGGGGTTGATCCCCGTATAGGCCCACAGTGAATCGATTAGGTTTTCGTCGTCGATCATCGCCCCGCCCCCTTTTGCGGCAACAGCCGCAGCACTCCCCCACCAGCCGACAGCATGGATACGAGCAAGCAAAGCCGCACGCGTCATGATTTTGCACGGGGGCGGCTCCTTAGTTTGCGGCTCCCCCGAGGCGGCCACGGATTGATTCGTTTGGCAATTTTGCGCTTGGTCCAAGGTTTTTGCGAGCGGATGATCACGTCGACGAGGTCTTCGGCGGTGTTTTGTGGCGGAAGTGTTGCGCGGATGCGACGAACCTTGGCAATTATTTTGAGATCACGCCTTGTTTTCTCCAGATGTGCGGCAGCCAGCAGGGGGGTGAGATTGTGCCACTCGTCGCGGTCCGGCGTCTCGAACGCGTGGAGCGCGATGTGATCGAAGTGGAACAAGCCGATCACCTCATCGGCCGGGACTTTTCGGCGGCGAAGGTTGTCGCGGTGCTCCTGGGTGAGGAGGCACGCCAGCGCCGCCGCCAAGCGTTGGGGGTAGGGAATGTGGGCGCGTTTCCTCATCATGCTTCACTTCGTAGTCGTGGGTCACAAAGCCGAGGCTGGCGTCACCGCTCTGATGCTCCGGCACCCAGATCGATTTGTTGCCTTTGGGTAGACGCCAGTTGTCGCGCCAGTGACCACGCACCTCGTGGGCACGCCGTCGTGCTGAGGCAATGGCGTGAGCGGCAATGCGCCGGTAGCGTGTCTCTGGGATGTTGAGTGTGACCGTGGTGTGGTCGACGAATCTGCGATAGCGCCCCTTGGCGACAAATCCCTTCGCCGCGGTGGTGAAGCTGGTTTTGATCGGCAGCGTGTTGATGGTCGACAGCAATGCCCAGATATAGCGCAGCTCACCGATGATCGTGCTAAGCTTGCCGATGTCGTGTCCTTTGCTTGAATCGAATCCCTTTTCTTTTTCCTTGCTTTCAACAAATTGATTGAAAAGCTCGAAGCCTTTGCGCGTTGCTGTGGGAGCTATGCCGACACCGACGTAGGGCGAATGGTACGTGTAGATGCCGGTCAAAAGCATCGAGGCTCTTGGCATGTCGATGATGTCGGGCCAGGGCAAGGGATGATCTTCACTGCACCATAAAGCGCTGTAGACGCTTGGGTGCGGATAATCGAAGGAATCTGAACTTGTCGTCACCTCTGATGAATATAACGTCGCACGAAATGCCGTCTCGATCTTGTCGTGCTGCTCCAACAGCCACCCACAGCGTGGTGACTGCTCGTCCGGTGCGAACTCTCCCATGTCCATAATCGTGCTGATGTCATAGGTGTCACGGATCATCTTGATTCGTTCCGTGTTGTTGTACTCGACCCACATCAAACGATGCGGCAGCCGGGCCAGCTTGCGCATGCTGTCGAGTATCACGAGCGCTTTTTTTTCGGTTCGCGCTGCCGCTAAGCAGGCCAAGCCGAGATGGCCCAAGAACGCTGACATCTTGTCGTCGAGCACGAACTTGCGCGCCATTGGCAACAGCTTCTGAACCACATCCGCCTTGATCGCCCATGTTGCACTATGGCGAAGGGCGAAGCTGTGGCGCAGAACTTCATCAGCCAGGGTTGGTGCTGGCTTCTTCATGGCAGCGTTGCTCCGTCTCGTAGTCCAAGCGGCGCTTAACCTGCTCTAGATCCCAGCACGGGCACCATTCGCCATTGCAGTCGGTGCAGAAGCCGGTGGTGGAAATGCGGCCTTGGTGATTGCGATTGAATTCCCTGATCGCTTGATTGCGACGCGTGTTGTTGCTGGGCTCGATGATTTGGGTGATGCCCAGAAAGGACAGCGCTCCGATCCCCATCACCACGACGATGACGGCTGCGATGACAAGAAGTGCGATGGTGCCGGTCATTGCAGGATCGGTTCAAGTGATATTATGTTGATCTCGATTTTGTTCGGCTCATATTCCTCGGGCCAAACCGCGATGATGTTTTTCATTCCGAAGTGAGGGCAGATCTTTTCTTCGACGATCTTCTTCTCTGGCGTGGCGTGCGGAACGTTGCTTTCGATCGCAACTGCGAGATGGCGGCACAGCCCTTGCGGATGGGTCTCGAACGCCAGCAAGCAGCGGAACCCCTCGCGCAGCATCACCTTCTCGAATGCCGGTCGCCTCCACTTCTTGGGGCGATCGATCAGCCGTATGAGTGTTTTCCGTTGCGGGATTTCAAGACCGAACTTCTCGACCTGAGCGGCGGTGAATCGTCTTGCGTAGGCGCGCTTGATCGCCACGAGGATTTCGTTGATGTCATCTTGGTCGATTGTCAGCTGGCGGCCGTCAGTCAAGGCTGGCATCACACGTACCTTTTCGGTGGAAGCGGAATCGGCTTGAGCTTGGAATGGGGGCGCCACCAGTGCAAACAGAATGGCATGTTGTTGATGTGGTCGGTGGCCGGAACGTAGAGCTGCATCGCCACCTCATTCTCCTTGAAGAACAGCTTGGCGATGTGCTCCATTTCGTCCCACGTCGGGCAGCGGTCTCTGACGCTGACCGACACGTGATCCCAGCCGCCGTCGTTGGATGCAATAATGCACAGTTGGACGGTAAGGACAAAGTCGTCGCCGCCAAGTTGCTTCGCCATAGGATGGGTGACCACCATTGGTCGCGGCACCACGAAGGCGCCCTCGTAGCGCGGGTCGACTGCGTCTGGTTTAACCCGGTACTTGTCCAGTTCAGTCAGGTCACGCATCAGATATCGATGCCCTCCAATGCTTCCTTGGCGCGGCGCAGGATATGGCGCAGCGCCACCTCGGCGCCCATGTAGCGGCTGACGCGCGCAGCCGTCGCGGCACGTGGGTATTCCTCCTCGGCGATATCGCGAATGAAGGCGAGCGCGCCGAGGATCTTGGTGTGCTGCTCTGGTGTCATGCTGGCTGCAGCCATTTGCCATCCTCGCTGACCTTGACCACGCCAGCCTTGGACAGAACTTTCACCACCTTCGATACCTTGCCGCTGCCGACCTTCTTCATGTGCGCCTTGAGATCCTCGATCTTGATGGGGCCGCCGTTGAGTTCGATCATGGCGCGAGCGCGCTGGTAGCGATTCAAGCTGATCTTTGCCATTGGGTCTTCTCCGTTAGTGAACTGTTTTTGCGGGCCGCATCAGCCCGACCATGTCGCCGTCGACCGGTGTCCATTTGGTATTAAGCTCCAATGGTGCCAGCGACGGCTTGTCGCCAGCTGGGCGCAAGATCGCACGGCGGCCGATCAGCTGACGGTTTGCATTCTCGGCGCTGATCACCACAACCTCTTTACGGTCGGGATGTTCTGAAGGCGGTATCTTGGGAATCTCTCTGACCTCGACGCACCACGCTTCGTTGATAAAGACGTAGGCATCGGCTTCCATATCCTTGAGCAGGCTACGCAAGATCTCGATGACCATCTCTCTTGGAAAGGGAGGGTGCGGCATCACCGTCCACTCGCCCTGGCAGTGGATGAAAAAGGTCGGCTCCATCTTGCCCTTATGGTCGAATACCGTTTCCGCCAGTTGGGAAAATGCCTCGATTGTCGTGCGAAGGTTGATCATGGTTAGCAATCCTTGATCATAAGCTTGGTGGTGTGTTCAACCTCCTTAACGAGGTCGTCGAAGCCGTCCTGATGGCGCTCCTTGGCCGCGACATTGCCAACACCGCTGATGATCTGGGCGCGGCAGTCCGGGCACTCCCACAGATCGCCCCACCATGCTTTGTAGGGCTGCCAGCGCTCGGGCGTCGTCTTGCCAGGGACGGCAGCCTTGGGCTTGCCGCCATGGCCGGGCTTTGGCATCCCTTCGATGAAGAGATAGCCAGCTTTGCGCATGCGCATGAAGCGCTCGCAGGCAACGCAGATTGGCTTCATGCGGCTCGTTTCCCGCTGATTACCTTGAACTTGCCGCGCGGGGTAAGCTTCTCGTCGATCAGTTTGAAGTCCCATTGCCGGAGTCCGATCACGACGCGCATGACGCTCGAATAGTACGCATACCGGGTCTTACCGTAGCGCCAGCCCCACAGCGTCTGGTAGGTCATGCCCGATGCGTCGGCGACCTGCTGCAGCGTCAAGCCGTGGCCGTCGATGATCGACCACAGGCGATCGAACACCGGGTCCTTGTCGACGAAATTATAGTGGGTGTATGTGGTCATCGTTCTCATTGGGATTGTCCTTGCTTCATGGTGAGTCGCTCTCGGTACATCGGTTCGGTCTAGCCCACGGTTTTCCTCCTAGTCGCCGCAGACGTCACCGGTCCATCCCATCGTGCGCAGGCCTTTGTGATTGATCCACTCGACATAGTCGTCGGTCGATCCCCACGAACCCACCGGCGCGTGGGCGTAGAGAAAGCGGATGTAGTCCGGCAGTCGGTGGATGTTGGCGCTGTCGGCGCATTCGACGGCGCGGCGCAGATCGTTGCACAGCACTGCGCGCAGAAACGAGCCGGGCGGAATGCCGTCCTCGATGTAGCGGCGCAGGCCGCCGATCATGTGCTCGGGGATCAGTTGCCAGTCGGTAATATCGCTGGTGTAGCTCGGGTGGGTCATTGCTCGCGTGGCTCCCGTTGCTCGTCGATCTGCCTCACAACTTCAGGCACCGCAATCGTTAACGATTGAATGAAAGTCGCGAGTTTCTTCGCGCGCATGTCTGGATCGGGAAGGTTGCCGATCCATATTGCCACCACGTAACACAGTGCCTGACCGACGGCTTCGTAATTGTGCCCCATCAACATTTTAGAAACGTCGTCCATTAGCTTCTGGGCTTCCTGGGCGATGGCTTCTCGCTCTTCGTCGGTGAGGCTGGTCATGGTTTCTCCGGCTCTGATGCGGTATCCGCCAGTTCATCGCGGTAGGCCGCACACAGCTCGGTATGCAGCCGCGCAATATCTTTCTGCACCATAGGATCGCGCTCGCGCGCATACTTGGTGAGCGCCTTCGCCAGATCGCGGGCGATCGCTGCTAAGTTTGCATCTGACACCAGGGCGACTCCTTGCGCGGGGTTTCACGCGGACGCTCCGGCCCATCCCTTGCCAGCGTGTCGATGTGGCGCCCGGTTTGCCACGTGTGGCAATGCGGATCACTGTGCCGGTCGAGCGATTTCCAGTGATCGTCGATGGCCACCAGGGCTCTTGCGTCAAGCATTGGGCGATTCCTTGCGCGGGTTCTCACGCAGTGTCGGCGCGCCGAGGGTGGGCGACTTGGCGGTGAAGAACGACACGTGCGCCTTGAGCACCTCGATGATGTGCTGAACATCGTCGGCATTGATGGCAGTGGCCGTGAGGCGCAGCGTCCCGCCGCTCAACTCGAACTTAAATTCCGAGTCGGTGGACGTTCGTGTTGGATAGACCGCTGGATTGAGGCGCTCGTTGCGCGGCATCATGTCGGTTGCCACGGTGGTTTCCTCCTTCTGATTGTTGATTTCTGCGGCCCGCGTTCGCAGCGCATCTTCGAGCGGCGCCAGCGGATCGGGATCGAGATCGCGTGGATGCGCCAGCGGAACGCTACCATCCGGGCGCCCAGCTCTGATCTGTCGCGGCGGCAGCGGCGCGTCCTTGCCAAACATGCTCATGGTCACTCCCGTATTTTTATAGAAGCCTGTCGGTGACGGACGACCCGGCAGCCGAATCGTCCGTCACCTGCTCAGGCGCCGTTGCTTGGGCGGCGCCTGCATCCTCCTTCTTGCGACCAGCCTCTTCGGCGGCTGCCACAGCCATGGCGATCTCGGCCTCGATCTTTTCCTTGGCGTGATTGAATCCCTCGCCGGTGGCGCGCGGGCGCAGCCGCGAGATCAGCGATGATGTCTCCGGCTGCGGCTCAGGCTCCGGCTGCGGCGATGGCGCTAGTGGCGGTGGAGTCACGTCGACCGGCTCATCAAACGTCTCTTCCAGATCTTCTATGGTCATGATGCCTGCGACGACGTCGGGGAAATACAGCTTGGCGAGGTCGCGAATCACGTTGTAGGCGAGCTGCTGATCCGGCTTTTTCACCCATAGCGGCGAGCCGCGCGTTTGTCCTCGATCGTTTGCGGCCGGCCGCAGCGCCCCCAACGTGTTGGTGGTCATCTCGGTTCGCTCGGTCTCGCCGCGGATGAGGATCGAGACTGTGCAGCGACGCTGATCCCCTTCGCCAGAATACGTATAGCGTGGCCGCCCCTTGATCGGCGCGCGCGACAGAATCACAGCGTTGTAGAATCCGGACATGTAGGCGACGCTTCTGACCTTGTAGTATTTATCATCCGATCCCTTGATCGATTGTTCGACCTCATATGCCCAGTTCGCGACCTCGAACGGATCCATCATCAGGCGGCACGCCTTCAAAACGATACCAAGGCAGCCACCGGCATTGCCGCGCAGGAATGGCGGAACCATCGAGCCGCTCACTGCCATCATCTTTGCCCAATCCGCCGCCTGCAAAGCGTTGGTTGGCAGCAGCGCGCCGATGTTGCCGCTCGTGGGAACGGTGATGGCGCGAATGCGCTCGGTGTCGAGGCTCTGTTCCAGCAGGTTTACTCGGTGCTGCTCGCGGTCCTCGGCGGTGCGCGGCGGCGGGCGCCGTTCAATGCTGGGATCTTGATTGTATTCGTCGGTCATCGTTCAATTTCCTTTGGCGCTGCGGCGCCCCGTTTCGTCTTTATAAACCGCGTCTATTAGCGCGATGAGGTGGCCGAGCGGCACGTCTGCGTAAACCGCTGCCTTGGCGGCTGTCACGACCAAGGCAGGAATGATGTTGGCTAACTCTTTCCCGCGCATCCATTCGATCAGTTGGAGAGTCAATTCCTCGGCTTCCGCTGGGCTACCCATCGTTGAATTCCTTGTCGTTGGGGTCAGCGCGATCTGGCTCGAACTTCATAAGGATTAGCCGGGCGAGCTGGCGCTCGATGACGAGCGAGCGCTGCGCCTTGCCATGGGGTGACCGCCAGTTGTAATCGGCCCGCAGCTTGGTCAAAGCCTCGTCAAGCTTGAAGGTCATCCTTTGCGCCCCCCATAGGCTATGCGGCAATGCTCGGGGCAGTATGGCAGCATCCGTTCGCCGTCCTTGCCGGGTATCGCCTGCCGGGGTTGCCGACAGAAATGAAAGCCGGGCTCGTGGATATCGCCGATCGGCCATTTGCAATCGCCGCGGCGCAGGCTCAGCAGCGCGGTCGGTCCTTTATTCGGCCACCCCGCCAGCATGTCGAACGGATCGGCTGGCAGGGCCGGTTCCTTGGTGGTCCAGTCCACGACGATCTCCGGCTCTTGCAGCACGATGATATCGCTCATGCTGCCTCACGCTTCGGTCCATATTCGCGCTTTAGCCTTTGATCGATTCGCTCGCGGGCCGCCACCGACAACTTCAGTTCAGCCACAACATCTGCGTCATAGCCCGGTCCGGGCCAGTAATTCATCTCAATGCAGTCCGCCAACGTGCGCAGCGCCACCCGGTACATCCTGCGGCCACGCTCGATGTCGTCTTGGCTCATAGTGGTGATTCGCACGCAATTCGGTCGCGGTTTTTCGAGCCACACCAAAATGAATGTGACCATGTTGAGGTTGAAGACCGTCTTCATGCCGTCGGCAACCAGTGCCGCCTGCATGTGGTAGGCATTCTCATCGGTGGTGCGGACGAGATCTGGCAACTGGGTGGAACGCGTCGTTTTGAGGTCGACGACCTCGGCCGAGGCTGGCAGCAGCACGTCCGGCCTTGCCTTGAGCCAGATGCCGGTCTCGGAATCGCGCCACACCAAGCTGCGCTCAACCAGTCCATCGAGCAGACCGTTCGTGACAATGGGCTCGGCACCCAAGTTGGTCGACATCCGCGTTGCCGTTTCGAGCTGCGCCTTGGTCAGAACGATCTTGCCTTCGCGGTGGCGGTCGACGACCCAGCTTCGACAGCTCTTGTTATTCATGTTCCAAAGTCTTCCGGTGCCATCGGGAGCGCGGTCCGGCCGCAGCACAAACGCATTCTGAAACGACCCGACGCCGCCGACCAGCAGGTGATGGGCTGCGCTTCCAAGTGCTGCCCACTCGCGGTCCATCTTTGCTTCGTCGGGGACGAAGCGGTCAGGGTTGAGGTAGGACTCGTCGTAGTAGTGAGCTGGCGACTTGAGGTAGAGCTGGCGCAGCGCGCTCGACGACGTCGACGGACCGATGCAGAGATCGGCGTGGTACTGATCGAGCGTGATGCCCGAATAGCATCCGCCCCGCGCAATTGGGTTGCCGTCCCAAGGTACAGATTTCAAGGCGATGTCCTTCTGATGGTCAGGGCCCGACCAATCCAACCGGGAACGAAATGAGAGAGGCCGGGCCCGAGTGGCGCTGGGCCACGGTTTGCAACCTTGCATTTATAAAAGCTTCTGGCAAGGCGCCGTTGCAAACAAAAGTGTGGATGCCTATGTAGGTGCCAGGGAACGTCATTGAAGCAGCAAAGGAATCCATTGATGGCCCGCCCGAGCAAAAGGAAGGTCTTGCCCGAGGAGCTGATGTCGAATCCGAGGCGAATCAAGTCGCACAAAGACGCGCTGATCTTCTTCCAGACGCCAGAAAATCACGACATTGTTCGCAAGGTTTGTGGTGGAATCACGCGTCAAGCTGTCTTACAGTGGAGCCGAATCCCGGTCGAGCATTGCTCCAGCCTTGAACGTAAATTTGGCATCAAGCGCGAAGTGATGCGGCCGGACATCTTCCGCGATTGAGGGGGAAATACATGGTCGACACCACCAACGAGATCGGCCGCGAGCAGGTCGAGCCGTTCATGCGGCGGATCGAAAGCTACTACCGCGACATGGAGTCCGAGAAGGGCGCCTACATGAACACATGTCGCGGCTACCGCAACAACATCAAAGACGTCATCAAGGAAGCCGCCGACTACGGTATTCCGCGCGAGGCTATGCAAAGGGCGATCAAGACCCTGAAGCTACAGCGCCAGCTCAACGCCAACCGGCGAGAACTGGAGTCTGATCTGATGGCGGCGCACGATCAGATTGTCACCGCGGTCGAGGGGCTGGAGGATCTGCCGCTCGGCATCGCTGCTGTCGAGCGCGAGACCCGCGAGCGTGCGACCCGACGGCCGACGAGAAGGGCAAACCCGATCGATCAGCTCGCCGCCGTTAACTGAACATATCGAACTGGTGCGGATCGATCCGGCGGCGGCGCGGCCGCACGCGAGGAGTGGGTCCCTTGTAAATCAAGCTTTCCCACATCCGCATCGGACGTCGGTGATTCTGTCTCTGCTTGGACTCGTGCCATTCGTCGGTTGGCTCGCAATAGCCAAGGCGCTGCGCTTCTTTCATTAGCGGGCCGTGGGCTCGGTTCTCTGGTGTGAAGTGGTGCGGATAGTGCTCAATCCGATACTTCTCGACGGCGTCAAAGATGAACCACGGCCTGCGTTCCGCCACCGCCTTGATGCACGCCAGCATCACATGCCACCAATCCAGATCAGACCCTTGTTCTGCTCGGGCCATGCCTTCGCGCTTGCCTTCCTCGGCGGCCTCGGCATCAAAATGCTTACCCATTTGGGGTCTTTCTTCTTGCGGCTTTAACATTGGGGAAACCACACCATGAGACAACTGACTGCGTATGACAAGGCTGGGATGAAGCCAACAATAAAGCTACCGGCGAGATACTCGGCGGCCCGTAAGGCGATGGCGAACCTAGTTCGAGTTGATGAGGTGAAGAACATTCGTGACAAGGCACTCGCGATGGAAGTGTACTCGTTTCAGGCAAAGGATCGTGAACTCCTTGCTGAGGCGACTGAAGTAAAGATGCGAGCGACCCGCCGTATCGGTGAGTTGATGGAGGAAATGAAGAAGGCCAACGAACGGGCCAAAAAGGGGCGACCGAAAAAAGGGGCGACCGCCCCCAAATTGATCGATAGAAAAATCGACAAGGATCTCGCAAAAGCTGCGCGTAAGATGTCGGTGATTCCGGAAAAGGAATTCGAGAAGAAGGTCAGCGAGGCCATCAGGCTTGCGACAGCATCGGTTGATGGTGACAAGGCCTTCCTCAAGGAAGCCAAGGCTGAACGCAACGCTGCAAAGACCGCAGCGCGCATCAAGAAGCAGCAAGATCTGGCGAAGCGGATTGCGGCGCTGCCCGACAAGAAGTACGGCGTGATCCTCGCCGACCCGGGTTGGCAGTTCGAGACGTGGGGCGAGGAGACCGGCCAGGACCGCGCTGCAGCCAATCACTATCTCGTCCAGACGACCGCAGAGATCCGGGCGATCCCGGTGGCGAAGATCGCAGCCGATGATTGCGTGCTGTACCTGTGGGCAACGGTACCGATGCTGCACGATGCGCTCGACGTCATGGCCGCTTGGGAGTTCGAATACGTCAGCAGCATGGTGTGGGTGAAGACGCGGATCGGCACCGGCTACTGGGCCCGCAATCAGCACGAGCTGCTGCTGATCGGCACCAAGGGCAAGCCTGCGATGCCCACTCAGATCGCGCCATCATCGGTGATTGTCGCCGATCGCGGTGCCCACAGCGAGAAGCCGGTCGAGTTCATCGAGATGATCGAGAAGTCCTATCCCGATTTGCCAAAGATCGAGCTGAACCGCCGCGGCCCGGCACGACCCGGGTGGGACGCGCACGGTAACGAGGCCCAGCCTGCGCCAGCGGCGCCGCCGGTTGAGGCAACGCCAGTGCCGCCGCCAGCGCCCGCGCCGGTCGAGCACCATACGGTGGCCGCTGAATGACCAAGACACCAAAGATCGGGTTGGTATTGCCGGGGCAATTGACCAAAGTTGGTTGGTTGCCCCCTGGCAGTATTGAGCTGGACGAGATGGGGAAGTGCCTGCAGGTTTTGCGCACGGCCGAGCAGGTATCCCCATGGGCGCAACCAAAGCCACCGCCGCCGGCACCACAGGCACCGGCGGCGGATGATAACGATCTGCAGATGTTTCTCAATTTGTGAGAAGGTCAGTCGAGTTCAGGTGCGCCCTTTTTCTTGTTGTACTTCGGGATGCGGTCGAGGTCTCTGTGGTTGCGGAAGGCATTCCACGCCAAAGCGGCAGCGTAGTAGACCTCTTGCTCTTTTGGCTTATCCTCCCGCTGTTCACGCGCATCGATCAGCCACGCATCGAGAACGCTGGCCGGGTGATGCGCATCGTTGCCGCCACCCTGCTTTGCGACATCGCCGAAAAACTTTTCGGCTTCCTCTGGGTTACGTTCGAAAGCTCCAAACATGGCTGCAACGACCGGAGTGGTGAACTCCGGGGTCTTGAGGGACAGCACCCGGCCCGCCATCTTGATAAACGGATGCAGGGTTTGGTCAGAGAACAAGGAAAAGCGACTGTCCCCGGTAGGGACCTCGTTGCCGACCTTGTTTTTCTGAAACCAGATATGGCCCTCGATTGCCTTGCGGGCGGCGTCTTTTGGCACCGCCACAAGATCATCCTGAAGTCCTTGCCAAGCTCCCGAGATGTCCGCTATTGTGCGGGCGCTCTGGCGACTATCGATCTGCTGAAACAGCCGACCGAGAGACTCCTTGTCAGGCACCTCGTAAGTGTCGATATGTGCCTTTAGTCCAGACGGCATTTCGCCGTTAAGACGTGACAGCATAGTCGAACTATGGTGACCGTTGACTCGGTACGTCTCGCCAGTCTCGGCGATCTTTGCCTTCGCCCACGTGAAGGCGATGGCAGTGCCGCCGAGGATAGCATCCTTCAGGTAGTTAAGCCGCTTCGACGAGAGGTCTCGCTCTGTTTGCGAAGCGGCCATGCTTGCGAAATCAGCAGCGAGCTGTGGAGTGACGTCCACAGTTTCGCTGTTGATCAGTTTGAAATGGGCTCCCATGGGAACCGTCCTTTCATTTTGCCGGGTGCTTCGGGGGGACGACGTGACCATTAACCCGACGAATGGACGCGTCGCCTTCGGCCCACTTGTCCAGCAATCTGCGAATTTCGGAAGCGACGATCACCAGCGCACCTTGTGAGACAAGTGCGGCGTGTCGTTTTCCTTGGTCGCGGATTTGCTCTGCCAGTGGGACGAGCTTTTCGATCAGCTCGTGAATGCTGACCGTTTTTTCTGTGTGATCGTTTGCAACGCTCTCGACGTAGCGGCCTAGCTTGTCGGCAGCCGATATGCCTTCCTTTGCTGCGACGGCCTTGAACCGCTCCCAATCCTCGGGACGTGAGTTCACCGAAGCTTGGTGTTGTTTCTGGCCGGGCTTGGGGCCAGCCTTGCGCTGCGACTGTGCACGTTCTGGCACCTTGCGCGTCTTGCCATCGCGGCCGGTGCGCTTGGCATCAACTGTCAACAAGTTGACAGTTGAACGTCGAACCTTACTGACAGCTTCATGGCTCACCCCGATCTCTGCCGCGATGGCGCGGTCAGACTTTTCCGGGTTGGCGGCGATGGCCTCGGCGGCCCGCTGGGACTTTGGAATGTAGGGCGCTCCGCATTGGCACGATCCTTGGCCGTCTGCTCCACAAGCTGAGCACACAAGCCGAACCGGCAAGGAGACAACCTTGGCTGTTGTGGTAGAAGTCTTGTCGGGCATAGCGGCCGTCCTAGCGGTTGCTGTTGTCAAGTCCCGGTCCGCCTTTAGGAGAGGCGGGCCGGGGCGTCTATGCAATAAGTGGTTGCAAAGTTGGGGTTGTCAAGCTGATCGATATAATCGCGCTCGACATAGCGACCCGTACCGGATGGGCCCGCGGTCCGCTCGGAGCCGACGCCCCCGAGTTCGGCTCGATCAAGTTCGGCAAGGATGGCGCCAGCAACGGGGCACGCTTCGCCGCCGCGTTGCGCTGGTCGATCGAGATCTTCCGTTCTGATCACGCACCCGATCTCGTGGCCGTTGAAGCGCCGATCTCGGTGAAGGCATTCAAGTCGCAGCAGGAAGGGTGGCTGCTGTTTGGCCTCGCCGCAGTCATTCTCGGTACCGCCGAGCAGTGCGGCATTCGCGACCACCGCATCCACGACGTTCGCGACATTCGCAACCTCTTCATTGGCCACAAGCGACTGCCGTCTGCCATCGCCAAGGAAGCGGTGATGCGGCGCTGTCGGCAGCTCGGCTGGAACGTTCCCGATCACAATGCCGGGGATGCGGCGGCTCTATGGGCTTACCAGTCCGCCAAGCTGCGCCCCGGGGCGATGCTGCGACGTATTACGCAAGTCGGGGTGTGCGTATAGGCAAACGCAATGGGCGCCACAATCCGTCCCTTTGTGTTTGATCGGCGACACTTGATTACGACACTGATCTGGGCTTAGTGTCGCAGCCGCCGAATCGAAAGACCCTGCCATCCCCGAAGGAGATGACAGGGTCTGAGACGGGAAAACCGTCGAACGGTCAGATAGTTTTCGGACCCTGACCGTCCATTCGGCGCCAAGGATGGGCTTGGCCCGTCCGCCGGTGATCAAGGGTTTGAGCCCCCGAGATCGTCGACTTCATGATCACCCGTGGAAGCGGACGACCATGCGTAAGAATCTAGATACTCTTCCGAAGGTTCCCGCGCAACAGGCGCAGGGACCATCGCGGACAAATCCCACCATAGCCGAGCAACGCTGCGGATCGATGACACCGCGCGGCCGCGGCCGTTTCGAGATCACCACGGAGACGCCATCGCAGGCACGTAACGCACGATAGCAAACGATAAGGGGCGGCCGACTTAAGCGGCCGCCCCAATCGTTTGTCTCACCAAAACGCTAGGAACGGGAGGCTTTATGCCATTGCATTGTCATGGAGTAAAGGAGGATTCGCGCGTGCGGGCGCGTGCGCGCAGTTACGTGTTCTCAGAGGTGCAATGTTTAGAAATTAAGAGGCTTTCAAGAGAAGTAAGAAAAGTAAGTAAGTTCTCCATTACCTATAGGGATGCTTGTTCAAGAGGCAGGGGCGGCCGCGGCGAGTTGTCGCACCAGCGTCGAAGCAGAACGAACCGGGGGTGGGCGTCATGCTAACGCGGACCCTCTGGAGCCACAACGCGATCGCCTTGGACGCGATGCGGGAGTCGTACCGCTCGGGCATTCGCCGCATGGTGATTTCGGGCCCGACCGGCAGCGGCAAGACGCACTTGGCTGCCGGGATTTTCGATGCGGCGCTATCGAAGGGGGTGTGGAAGCGGGTCGCGTTCGTGGTGTCGAACCTGTCGCTGATCGACCAGACCGTGGAGGCGTTTGCGAACGAGGGCTTCACCGACATCGGAGTGGTTCAGCAAAATCACCAGCTCACCGATTGGTCGAAGCCGGTGCAGATCGTGTCGATTCAGACCGCGGCGAAGCGCCAAACATTTCCCGATGCCGACGTGTTCGTGATCGACGAATGCCATGTGCTGCACAAGGCGCATCGGCATTTGCTCAAGCTGTACGGTCCGAAGCGCGACGAGAACTACGCGGTGGTCGATCGCGGTCGGTTGTTCATTGGCTTGTCGGCGACGCCATACACCAAGGGTCTCGGCGGTCCGCTTGAGGAGTATCCGCAAGATTTTCTTGACGATTGGAAGCGCAAGCACGACGACGTTGCGTTTCAGCCGTTCCGTGTGTTCGAGACGTTGATTCGCACTGGCACGACGCAGGAGATGATCGACGCTGGCATTCTGTGCCCGTTCCGCACGTTTGCAACCGGGCATCCCGACATGACAGGCGTCAAGATCGTGCGTGGTGATTTCGACGAGGGCGAGACGGCGAAACGGATGCAGCAAGGCACGCTGACCGCCGACATCATCGACACCTACAAGAAGCGCTGGGGCAAGGGCAAAACGCTGGTGTTTGGTGTCGACTGTGCGCATGCACAGACGTTGGCAGCTCGTTTCAGGGAGGCTGGCGTTCGAGCGGCCTATCAGGATGCCAGCACCGGCATGTTAACCAAGGACGCCGAGAAGGTGAAAGCGAGGGGCGGCTCGATCGAGTGGTTGGAAGGGCGGCGTGAGATCCGTGAGAAGTTTCATTCCGGCGAGATCGAGGTGGTGTGCAATGTCGGTACGTTGACGACCGGCACCGATTGGGATGTGCGGTGTTTGATCCTGGCGCGACCGACGCGATCGGAGATGCTTTACAAGCAGATCATTGGTCGCGCGCTACGCACTGCAGCTGGCAAGCCGTACGCGATCATCCTCGACCACTCGGACACGACCTCGCGGCTCGGGTTTGTGACCGACATCGAGTACGACGAGCTTGATGACGGCGATCGCAAACGCAAGCGGCAGGACAACAAGAAGCCGCTACCGAAGACGTGCAGCAAGTGCGCGATGCTGATCGAGAAGAAGTGCCAGTGCTGCCCGCACTGCGGCCATGAGTTCAAGGTGCTGTCGCCGATCATTGAGTCCGACGGCGAGCTGGTCGAGGTCGAGCGCGGCAAGATCACGATGGGCAACAAGGGCGGGCCGCGTGTCTACACGATGCGCGAGAAGGCCGAGTTCTATGCGCAGCTGCTGCGCTATCAGATCGACTACAACAAGAGCAGGGGCTGGGAGGCGCACACCTACAAGGCCAAGTTTGGGGTGTGGCCGAATCTGCTTCACCACGTTGGCCCGTCCGATTTCATCACCACCGAGGTCTATGCGTTCGTGAAGAGCCGCAACATTGCGTACGCGCGGCAGAAGGAGTGCGAGCGCCATGGATAGCGTCGTCGATCATGTCATGCTCAACGATGTCATCGCGGCGTATGGGCGCCATTGCCGCGCGCTGCGCGAAGCCGAGATCACCAAGCTCGGGGTAGCGCCGGAGCTGCTCAAGTTTAATTCGGAGCGCAAGCTATTTCAGGTGATGGCGGGAGCTGTGTTGTTCAGCGGCCCGCACTTTGAGTTCGATCCAACCGGCACGCATTCCGCGCTGATCTTCGTGTGCCTCGACGAGGATCGCGTGGTGGCGGATCTTGCTGCGTGGAAGCCGTCGACCAAGCAGCTTGGGTTGTGGCTTGGTCGGGTGACGATGCTCGGCGAAGAGAACGTGCTGGCGCCGCATGTTGGCGAGTCGCTTCGCGTTCACGACACGCCGCTGGAATGGCTGCAGGACGATCGGCGCGGCGTGGTGCTGATCGACGCGCCCGGGTCGCTGCAGCTGCTCTATGCGGCGTCGCCGATCTCGGTATCGTCGTTTGCGGTGCGTAGTGCGCTGATGGGGGCGTGGCGCACGCGGTTTCCCGATATCCGGGTGCGCGCGTGACGACGGCTAAGCCGCGGAAGCTACGTCGGCGTGCCGCGCATGTGGAGGGCGCGGACTTTGCTGCGGATCCGCTGACGCGGCGGCTGGCGACGGAGATCTGCATGGCGGTGTACGGCGTGCCGGTGTGTGCCTGCGGCCAGCGTGCGGACATGCCGGCGTGCTCGACGATGGTGAGCGCGGCGAAGGTCGCGATCCGGATCGTGAGGGCCGAGTATGCATAACGACAAGCTGGAGATGTGGACGATCTATCAATACCCCAGCGACTACCCTGGTGATTTCGTCGCGCGCAAACAGGTGATTGGTGCGGGCGTGGTCATTCAGTCCGACGACATGTTCACCGCCGACACGCTCGATGAGATTCGCAAGCTGCTGCCGCGAGGGCTGGTGCGGATGATGCGCCACCCGAATGACGACCCAAAGATCATCGAGGTGTGGATGTGATCGAGGATGCCGCCCTGCTTTTGGCAGTGTTGTTGCTGGCGGTGTCGATCGTCGGCGGTGTGATGTCGGTGCGCAAGGATCGTCGCCGTCGTCGCCGCCGTAGCATGTGGGATCATGGGCGATGAGCGACAGGTGCACCATCGACGCGCAGATTTCGGAAGTGGAATACGAGCTAGCGCAGCGTCGCGTGGTGTATCCGCGGCTGGCCGCGAAGAGTGGATATCGGCGCGGCGAGCTGGATCTTCACGAGAGCCGCATGCGTGCGGTGCTGGGCACGCTGCGCTGGCTCAAGGATCATCGCGAGCAGATCAAGGAATTCGCTATCCGCGCTGAGGCGCCGATCGAGCTGGGCTAGTCCAGTTCGCACACAGGGAGATGGCCCGAGACGATCCAGTATCGCCCAGCTGGGCGACACGAGAATCAGATGCCACAGCTGGGCGCCTCCGGGATTGGGGCGCCCGGCTCTTTATGCGGGGCGAGCAATGGGCAAGCACATCAAGCTGGCAATGGTGTCGTGATGCACACCCGCGAGATGAAAGACAGCGAAGGCACGTTCGGCGGCTGGACGTTGAGCGCTGGCGCGATCTGCCAGAAGTGCGGCGCGGCGCGGATGATGTATCGGTACTGGGAATCGCACTGCGGCGGCTACGTCGATCTGCAGTATCGCTGCACGCAATGCGGCAAGGTGCACTGGGTCGAGGGGCCGGACGCATGAAAGCAAAGCTTCCGACAAATTACGTGAGCGCCAAGCGCGCATTGGCGCAATGCGTGCGCGTCGACGAGTGTGTGAAATGGAAAAGCCAAGCCTCGGCGCTGGCGAGCTATGGGCGGCAGATGAAGGATCAGGAAATGATCCACATGGCGCAGCGCATTCTCGATCGCGCGATCCGGCGCGGTGGCGAGCTGCTGGCGCAGGTGAAGAAAGCGAATCCAAATAAGCGGGGTACAAGTCCGAAAGAGCTGAAAGGCACCAAGGTGCAATTCAGTTCTCGCAGCGAAATGGCCGCTTCCGCTGATCTGACGCCAGCGCAAGCCAGGACGATGTTGCGCGTTGCTAGCGTTCCGGAAGACACATTCGAGTCCATGGTCGAGCGGCCGCGGCCAGCGAGTGTCAAAGAGCTTGCTGACGAAGGCACGCGCAAACGCAAGGTCGAACCGGAACCACATCGCAACGAGTATCTCGATTGGGCTCATGCAGTGGCGCATCTTGCTGCATTGCCAGCTTGCGGTCTCGAAGTGCTGGCAACCCGCGGCCCTTATCCAGCTGAGCAGCTGATCGAAGAATGTGCGAATGCGATCAGGAATCTCAAATCGTGGCAGTCCTGTTTGGAGAGATCAAATGGCAACACCAAAGACTCGGCTGCTTAATGCACTGCATGCGATGATCACCGAAGCCAGAAAAGCCAGTGATCATCCCAATTCCGCGCCTCACGTCAGGCACGCCATGTTGCGAGGTCGTTTCTATCGAAGAATCGATAACGACATTGAAATAAAACGCAGGCTCTTGTCCGGTGGTCTCGATGTGGAGATCAGGAAATATCTCAAGGCCATCGAAGAGGGTGTCTACGAGGATCGTCCCGGTCCCGATCAATTGGCGCTTTGGCCTGAAGACAAGCGCGAAATAATCAAGGACATCGATCGCACGAGGGTCTTCGTTCCATCTCGCAACGAATTTGTCGACTTGTTGCCTGACGAGATTTCGCACGATGAGTGCGTCGAAGCCGGTGAGTACCTGATTCAGAAGGGGGAGGAAACGGTTCGCGTCGGCCGTCTCGTTGTCCGGCTTGGTCAAGCAGGTTGGTGAGTGGCATGAGGTTTCGCCGCACCACGCGTTCATGCGGGGCGAACAATGGGTAAGCACATCGACCGGCTGCGGCTGATCGTGAAGTCGACCGGGCAAGCGAACGGCGTGATGCGCTGGGATGATGCCAAGTGGCTGGCTGATCATGCGGGCGACATCTACTGCGAGATCGAGCTGCTGGAGCAGCTGTCGATGCCGCTGGAGCATTACGAGCGCATTGCCAAGACGCTGTTCGCGCAGATGGACGCCATGCTGGCGAAGGCGTCGCCGATGATCAAGGCAGAGATCGCCAGGATGCGCGAGCGGATTGCGATTCTGGAAGCTGAGAAGGCGGCGCTAGCGCCGCTACAAGAAGAAGGGACTCCCCAATGATGACTCTCAATCGAGTTTGCCTGATCGGAAATCTTGGCAAGGATCCCGAGATCCGTCGCACGGCTGATGGCAGTGCGGTGGCGAACTTCTCGATCGCGACGTCAGAGGTATGGACCGACAAGGGCACCAACGAGAAGCGCGAGCGCACCCAGTGGCACAACATCACGGTTTGGCCCGAGCAGCTGGTCAAGATCGCCGAGCAGTATTTGCGCAAGGGTCGGCGGGTCTATGTCGAGGGGCAGCTCGAATATCGCAAGTGGCAGGATCGCGACGGCAAGGATCGCATCTCGTCTGACGTGGTGCTGCGGCAGTTCAAGAGCCAGCTGATCATGCTCGACAGCCGAGACGGTGGTCAGCGCGGTGACTACGGCCACGACGACGAGCGGCCGCCGAAGCAGGTCGATCGCAGCGCTAATGGCGGCTACGGCTCACACCGCAGCGACGAGCGGCCGCCGCTCAAAGATGACATGAACGACGATATCCCGTTCTGAGGTGAAGCATGATCGAGTCCGCATATCTCATTCGTTCCGACGGCCGCTCTGTGCGGGTGTGCCCGCAGTGCAGCGGTGAGATGATCAATCGGCCTGCTCGGGCGACGTTCTGCTCGTCGCAGTGCTGCGGCGAGTACCACCACCTGCGCCGCAAGCTGTTGCCGAAGCGGCCGCCCGATCCCAATCGGCCGAAGCGGCCCTACACCAGGGCGGTGCGGTCATCGTGACCTATCAGGAAATCATTGCGACGCGATCGCTTGATCCGAGAGTCACGGATGAGCTGATCGCCAAGTGGCGCATCAGGTCGCAGGATTTGATGGAGAGACGTGCCGAGCAGATTGGGTTCGGCCTCGTCCGCCATCTTACGTCAGCCATGGAAGAGGACATGGCGAGCAAGGGAGAGCTGTGATGTCGGAGAGGTCGAAGAGCTTCGCCTTTCTCGCCGTTGCCGTTGTTCTGATCGTGGTTCAGATCGCCATTTGGATTGTGCCGGACCGGATGGCGATTGCTGTGCTCGAAGTTTTCGGAGGGCTGTGACCATGGGCAGGTTGCTGAGGTCGTCACTGATTGGCGAGATCCTTGATCCGGATTGGTCACCGCTCGATACCGCTGAGGCGCCTGAGTACGTCCCGCTGGTGTGGTACGGCTGGCATGTCGGCCAGCGGCTGGTCGAGGCGTTCCGTACCCTGGCGCGGATGCCGACGCCGTCGCCGGGTGGCCACAAGACGATCTGGCCGTTGTACCAGTACGACGTTCGTGAGTACTACGCGGCGCTGATCGGCGCCGACAGCGATATCGTTGCCGACGTCCAGGGCGCGCGCAACCGGGTGCGGCTGGCGGCTAGCGCCGAGGACATTCACCGCATGGAAATCGCGCTGGCGTGGCCAGGGCATTTCCTTGGCCTTGAGCGGTTGTTATGTGTCGTCGTCAATGAGGTTGCGTATTTCAGGTCGCGTGGCTTTGATCTCGATCGCATTGCACGTAAGTCCAAGCCAAAGTGCTCGACGAATCTGCTACGTCATCGCAATCAGCGTGGGCTAGATCTCATTGCCGAGGGCTTGCGGCGGGAAGAGCTGCCGGTGTTTTAGATTGGCATGGACCTTAAGCGGGGCGAATTGGAATGCCGACGACGCGCGGGTTGTCGCCGAAGGCGTGGAACGGGAATAAATCGGACTTTAATCTGAAGTACCGCGAGCGCCGCCGCGCGGCGGCGGCGGCTGGCCGGCCTTTCCCCGATTACAAGACGGCGTGCGAGCAGCTCGATCTGGCGGTGCAGATCGCCAACGAAAGCGGCGAGGTCGGTGGCATCAACGAGTTCTGGGACTTCGTGTTCCGTCCGCCGCAGGATGACAGGACGCCGACGGCACGGCGTTTAGGCCGCGGTCCGGTGCTGCTCGATCGTGATGAGCATTTCTGGCGCGCCAAGGCCGAGGAAGCCAAGGCGCTGGCCGAGCACATGACCGCAAGAATGGCGCGGGAGACCATGGAACGAATTGCTGCGAGCTATGATTATCTTGCCGAGCACGCCAAAAAGCGTGGCGATACGCCTTGACGGTTCCACGGAATGGTGGTTCCCTTCGCGCGTACGCGCCCGAGGTTTGGAGGAGTGCGTCAAGTTCCCTGAAAATATGCCTCTGTGCCACCCCTACGGGCACCCGTAGCGCTGTTTTGGTGCCGGGGGGGCTACCTTCCTGCCCTAATCCGGAAAAACCTCCCAGCGACGTCCTGGCGAGCGTGGCGAAGGCACCCCTTAAAGGTTCCCTGACGTGGCTAGTCCGGACGACGCCGCCGCGCGCAGGCGGGGCGGTCCCGAGACGGCAACCGTTCGGAGACCGCCCCGAGAATCAGTCGTGCGGGGGTGGAATGCGGCAAACCTCACCTTGGTCCGCACCACAACGCAGGCACTCCCCGCGTGGTCCGCATTCTGCGGACTTGTCTTTGCAGGGCTGTTTGCTCGCAAGGCTGTCAAGTCGCAAGCCGTAATCGGCGTCCATCTTCCGCTGTTCCCAATCGCTGTATCTCATCACTTCATCCTCCCATGTCCGTATCCGCTTGCGGGGTCGACTCTCCCTGAACGGAGGCGAGGGCGGCGCGGGCTGCATTGGCGGCGCAATCGTCTGACGTATTCTCTCGAATGCGGCCCAGCGCCTCTACGAGCACCTTCTCCCGCGCCCGGAGGCGTTCGATCTCGGCGATCTGCTGGGAGATGGTGGCTATCTGTTCCTGGAACATCTCGCAGGGCTCGGACGGCCCGATCATGCAACTCGGTAGTGCGCTCACTCTCTCCCTCCCATGTCCGTATCCGCGTGTGGGGGTGGATCAAATGAGTTGAGCCGATCCGCCGCCTCGGTAGCGTCCCATATGTTGTCGTACCACCCGATCAACTGGCCGTCGTCGCGTCG